AGGACCTCGACGCCCTGGCCGGCATCGAGCAGCTCCCCGAGCCCGGCGACGCCGAGATCACCGACGGCGACCTCGACATCGCCTGGGGCGTCATCATCACGTGCACGAGCGAGAAGCAGCAAGCAGCGCTCCTCGAGCGCCTGGCGCGCGAAGGGCTCGACGTGCGCGCCCTGCAGAGAGGATGAGCGCGACGTGCCTGAGATCGAGTTGACCCAGTACGACGTGATCTACGTCCACCGGAAGGTCGGGCGCCGCCGCCGTCAGCCCCGCGTCCTCCACACCTGCTACGGGGCGGCCATGATGGGGCAGTACGCCCACCGGGCCGTGCTCGTGGACCCGCCCGGCTCGGACTACGACCGCGACTGGATCGCCTCATCGCTCATGACCCGCCTCACCGGGCCCGGCTGCGACGACTTCGCTGCCGCATACCCGGAGCTCACCCCTGGACGGAAGGACGCCACATGAGGGCCGACATCACCCTGAGCACCGACGTCGTCAAGACCGGCCGCCTGCTGCAGATGGCGGGCATGATGGACGTCCCCGTCGAGGAGAAGGCCAAGCAGACCTGGCACCACCAGCTCCCCATCGAGGAGCGGGACTGGCAGGTCGGCCTCGTCGTCGGCCCCTCCGGCGCCGGCAAGTCCGTCCTGGCCAACAAGCTGTGGCCGGGCGAGCTCGTCACCGAGTTCGACTGGCCCGCCGACGGCTCCATCCTCGACGCCTTCCCCGAGGACATGGGCATCCGGGACATCACCGGGCTGCTCACCTCCGTCGGCCTCGCCTCCGTCCCGGCGTGGATGCGCCCGTACCGCACCCTCTCCAACGGGGAGGCGTTCCGGGCCACCGCGGCCCGGGCCCTGGCCGAGTCGAAGGGCCTGGTCGTGCTGGACGAGTTCACCTCCGTCGTCGACCGGCAGGTCGCCAAGGTCGCCTCGCACACCATCCAGAAGACCGTCCGCCGGCAGGGCCGCAAGCTCGTCGCGGTCACCTGCCACTACGACGTCCTCGACTGGCTCCAGCCCGACTGGGTGTACGACCTCGCCGGCGGCAAGTTCACCTGGAGGTCGGTTCAACCCCACCCCAGGCTCCAGCTCGCCATCCATCAGGTCGATCGCTCCGTCTGGCCGGTGTTTGCACGTCATCACTATCTGAGCTCCGAGATCTCCAAGTCGGCGCACTGCTTCGGCGCCTTCCTGGGCGACGAGTGCGTGGCGTTCACCAGCTACATCCACTTCCCGCACGCGCACACCAAGAACATCAAGATGGCGCACCGCACCGTGGTCCTCCCGGACTACCAGGGCCTGGGGATCTCCGGCCGCATGGCCGAGTGGGTGGGGCAGATGCTCTGGGACCAGGGGTACAGGTACCGGCGCAACATCGCGCACCCGGCGGTCATCGCGTACTGCGAGCGCTCGCCCCGCTGGAGGGACACGTCTGCGCGCTCGAAGAAGCTCACCACGACGTCCCGGAACGCTGCGCTGCGCTCGCGCTCGCTGAACCCCCGCCTGCTCACCATGCGCTCGTTCGAGTACACCCCGCCGAAGAAGGAAGCACCATGAGCACCGCGGCCGACACCTTCACCGAGCTGGAGATCCTGGAGGACCTCGACTGGGACGACCTGCTCTGCACCTGCACCAGGACCTGCGGCACCAAGGCCAAGTACGTCGGCTGGTTCACCTGCTGCGGGGTGTCGTCGTTCTTCTGCGCCGCGCACCGCTGGCAGAGGGAGCGCACCTTCGAGGCCGAGGTCCTTCTCGACCCGGACGCCATCTGCTTCAAGTGCAAGGCCCCGCTCAAGTCGGGGATGCTCAAGTTCCGCCCGATCACAGGAGAGAAGCCATGAAGCAGGAGAAGGGCCTGGTCAGGTGGGTCACGTGGGGCATACCCGCCACCCTCATAGTCTGCGCCGTGTTCATCCCATGGCTGTGGGTCTTCGTCGGCCTCGTGCTCGGCATCGTCGCCGTCGGGCAGGGCCACCTTATGCTGCAGCGGGCCCGCAAGGAGCAGCTGGCCCTCCCGAACCCGATCAAGGACATGGTCGAGTTCAAGCGCCGGCGCCGGCGCGAGGAGCTGCGCGAGTGGGAGCAGGAGTTCGAGGCGCTCGACCCCGCCCCCGGGTACATGGGCCCGGTCGCAAACCCTGCCGACACCTTCGGTGGGTTCGCCAGCGCCTACAGCAAGGTGTTCGGCCACAAGACGGTCCATGCCACCACACCGCCGTGTCTGGCCGTCGTGGTCTACGACAGGACTGGCCTCGACCACATCATGCCCATGCCACCCGCGAACCCGATCTACCCGCGCATCGACGCCGTCATCGTCACCGACAAGGGCCTGGCCATCATGCCCGGGATACCAGCGCCGAAGCCGCTCCCGCCGAGCGGAAACCTGCAGTGCCTGGCGATCGTCCTGGTCAAGCCCAACACCACCTGCATCGTCGAGGAGAACATCCTCAACGTGTGAGGCGATTACATTAGTGTTCCGACTGCGGAACCCTAATGAAATGGGCCCCGGGCCCGGTCTGGGGGGTGACCGGAGCCTGGGGCCTCACTTCGCGCACCGCGGCACCCACCCCAGCTGGTATCGCGGCGCACTTCCCGGCCCACCCCAAAGGGGGCCGGGCGCCTGTGCGGCTTTGTATTTGCGGGGCCTCGGATGGTCCGGGCTCGAGTCCCTTCCCATGCACCACTCCCAACTGTGCGCCCCTGAGCCGGGGCCGCAGACCCGCTCGGGAGTGGACGAACCGGGAGTCGAACCCAGTTGCACCGCCACCCCAGCTGCTAGGCGGTGGAAACCGTTCACGTCCTTGGTGGCCGCCCCGGTGGATTCCCGTTCACCGGGGCGACCTGACAGCAGCGGCACGCTCGGACTGTCTCGGTCTTCACCGCTGCTGCCTATTCATTTATGGGTCCAGTATGAGGTGTCCCGTGCACACACTCAGAACAGGGTGGACTGGTCCAGCCCGGGCAGCCCCAACTCGTCGCCAGGCGTCCACAGCTGCAGGGCACCCTTGCACGCCACCGGGGCGGGCAGGGCGATCGGGTCCCGCAGGACCCAGTGGTAGTTCCCCGGCATCGCCCAGTCGGAGGGCGAGTCGGTGATCACGTCGACCAGGTCGACCGAGCCGATGATGGCCCCGTACACGGCCCGGTCGCCGAGGGCCTTGAGCATGACCTTCGTGTCATGCTTGCCGTCCGTGCCGTTGGCAGGGTTCACCGCGGCGTGGATCCAGATGCGGCCCCGGTGCGGTGTCGCCCAGGAGCGGTTCTCGACATCCTTCTCGCCCGAGACGATGGCCCATGCCCACGGCTGCCGGACGGTCAGTGCGCGCATCAGTCGTCCTTGATCGAGTGCCCGGGCGCGGTGAGGCCGTGCCCCTTCGACGGCCTGGCCCGCAGCCACGTGTCGACCGTGTGGGAGAACCAGACCGGGGACACACCGACGACCATGTCAGGCTCGGGCATGTCCCACGGCCGGTAGATCCCCGCGGCCCGGTTGCGGCGCCCGTGCGCGAGGTACTGGCGCAGGGTCCCGTTCGTGACCCCCAGCTCCTCGCACAGGTCCTCGTACCGGTACACGCGGGGGACGCGCCGCTGCGGCCGCTTCACTCGCCCTCCTTCTTGCGCCGGCCCCGGTACCCGCCCGCCGGGAGGGCGACGGCCTTGCCGCCCTCGACAGCGATGCGGGCCGCGAGCGGCGCGATGGTCTCGGCCCACCAGGCCGGACCCGAGGCGGTCTCGAGGTCGGGTTCGGGGAGCTTCCCCCGCCACTTCCACTGCCGCAGCGTGTTCACGGGGATGCCGGTGACATGCGAGAGCATGTTGTAGTCCCACAGGGTGGGCGGCGGGTCACGTCTGGGCATTGTCCAGCTCCTCGATCATGGCGGCGGCCGCCCGCAGGAGTTGCGCGTCTCGCAGGTCGTATGTGCGCAGCGCGCGCCACCGGAGGCGCTGGATCATGCGCTGCGCTCGCGTCCCTCGTCGTCTTGGCATGTCGCCTCCTCAGTAGGTGAACGTTGTGTCTGTGTGCTCCTGGCGCACTGGCTCCGTACTAACGACATAGTACAGGACGTTGACTACGTGGACCCCAGGCAGCGCATACCACGTGAACCCGACAGAGTCCTCGTCGTCGTCCTCTGGGTCGTAGTCGTCATCGCCCTCGACGATGGACCAGACCCGCTCGATCCCGTACTTGGGGACCAGCTTGTCCCACGCCTCGGCGCGGGTGTCGGCCCGCACCTCGTCGTCGTGCTCGCCCTCCCGGACGGTCTCGTAGAAGTCATCGAAGTCGGGGATGGTCTCGGTCTCGGTCATCGCGCGCACCCCGACCAGAGGGCGGTCCAGCCCCGGTACACTGCCCACCCGAGGGCGGCAGACCCGGCGAGGATGCCGGCGATGATCAGCTTGTCCTGCCCGGTCATCAGTAGCTCCTCACCTGCAGGCCGCGGCGCAGCCGGTTGAGCTCGTGCGGCCGCAGCTTCCGGCACCGGCGCCAGGGCCGGCGCAGCAGCCCGTGCTCGGTGCAGTAGATCCAGCCGTGATCGTCGATCATGGTCACCGGCTCCTTGCAGGCGTACTCCATCTCGCACTTCAGCGGGACCGGCTCGGTCTGTTCACTCATCGGGGTTCGCCCTCTCGTACAGGTAGTTCGCCATGGAGCGGTCGAGCAGGACGTCCATGCCGTCCTCGGGTACGACGAACGCGCCCTCGGCCTCGGCCAGGTGGAGCAGGTCGGCGACCATGTCGGAGATGATCGTGCCGGCCTCCTCGTTCGGGTCGATCTTGCGGCAGTAGTCCTCGTAGTAGGCCCGGACGAACTCGGCCTTGCGGTGGCTCATGGCTTCTCCTCTGGTGCGATGGTGACGAACGTCTTGTCGGTCATGCCGATGCTGTAGCCCTCCTCCTCAGTCCACACCTCGACCGTCCCGTAGTAGGGGTTGATGGACTCGACCGTGAGGATCGCGCCCTCCCCACCCAGGCTGTCGTCGAAGATGAACCGGTCGCCCGGGCGGAGCTGGTCGGCCCGCTTGCGGATGGCCCAGGCGTTCTCGCCGTACTCGGTCATGGCTGCTCCTCCATGCGGCAGTCGATGGTGTAGGTGAAGCCGTAGTCCTCGTCGTAGCCGATCCTCTCGGCCATGACCTGGGCTGCCTCCTCGGCTGTGCAGCCCATCACGGTGACGGTGAAGCGATGCACCGTGGACGGCGCGTATGCGGGCACGGGCGGGGGAGGGTCCAGTGGGACGACCATGCGGGTGTCGTTGAAGTAGAGGATGTGCCCGTTGACGTTCGACACCACCCGGGTCTTTCCCCGCAGGGCCTGGAGTGGCTCCGGCTCCAGCACGGTCATGGATGTGCTGCCGCCCGGGAGGGTGAAGCGCTCGCCCACCCTCAGTGAGTCGAGACGGGTACGGTTCGTCATGACTCCTCCTCTCCCGGCTCCCAGTCCCAGTCGAGGCCGTCGCCTGGGACGTGGCAGTGCTCGCTGTAGTAGCTCCCGTCAGGGCTGATGTGGTGACGCCTGGCGAGCGTCTCGGGAGGCACCGGGTCGATGTACAGCTCGACTGTCGCTGAGGGATAGTGGCCCAGCAGCTCGACCTCGGCCTCGGGCGCCGCGTTGACCTTCTCGACGATCGTGGCGAACTGCTCCCGGGTGAGCTCGATGGGCTCGTTGCCGGCTGGCGAGATGCTGATCATCACTTCCCCCTGCAGGCGTCGGCGGCGGTGTTGTAGGCGGCCTTGTCGTCCCCGACCTTCGGGGCGAGCGCCTTGATCTGCTGCGCCGACGACTCGATCCCAGCTGAGTCGAAGCGCGAGGCGGCGTCCCAGCCCTGCTGCTCGTACTGCATGGCCTGCGCGGAGTCGGCGATGACCTTGTCGGCCTTGTCGAGCGCGTCCGTGCACGCCGACGGCGTCACTGTGATGGTCGGGCCGGGCACGCTGACCGTCTTGGTCGGCCCGGGCGTGGTCACGGTCTGCGTCGGGCCCGGCACCGTGACGGTCTGGGTGGGCGTGGGCGTGTCAGCGGCGGGCTGTGAGTGCCCCCCAGCGCTCCCCATTCCGATCCCGATGAGCAGTGCTGCTGCTGGGATGCCGAAGCGCGCCAGGGTCTTACGTGCGTTCATGATTCGTCTCCTGCTAGTTCGTTGAGCTCGGGGAGTCCGAGCGCTTCCAGTGCGAGGTCGAGCGCGTCCCGCAGGGCGGCGATCTCCTCGTCGTTGCTGCCACCCTCGGCGGCCTCCGCCGCCTCGGTGGCTGCGGCGCGGATCGCGGCCAGCTGGGTGCCCGTGACCTCCACCGCCGTCTCGTCGAGCATCCTGTTGCCGTCGAAGTACCAGTGCCAGTCCTCGCCGTACTCCGTCGCGTAGCGGAGCCGGCCGCCCGGCTCGATGAAGGGGGCGAGGGTCTGCAGGAAGCCGCGCAGGTTCGTGGTCACGTTGCCCTCGTAGTGGCCGAACGTGACCCCGCCGCCGGTGTCGACGATGAAGTCGTTCCAGTCGAAGCCCTGGTACTCGATCAGCTGGACGAGGTGCTCGGCCGGGGTGACGGCCTCGGTGTCGTCGAGGCTGTCCACCTCGTTGCGGACGTCGGCCTCGTTCCACCCGGTCAGGGCACACACGGCCTCCACCAGGTTCTCGCCCGGGATGCGGACCTCCCCGCCGCCGTTGATGTAGGTGCTCACCAGTCCCACCACCCGCGGACCTCCTCGGGTGAGTCGCCATAGTTCTCCCGGATGACGTCGTCCAGGCTGGCCTCCGCGTCCTCGAGGCGCACCATGATGGCGTTCACCACCAGATTGATCAGGTCGTAGTCGCGGTCGCCCAGGCTCAGGTCCTCCATGACGAGGTCGGCGCCGGCGTTGACGGCCACCTCCACGTCGTCTCGCGTGTATGGCTCGCTCACAGCTCCGGGTCCTCTCCGTGCGAGTCGTCCTCGTCCTCGGGCTCGTCCTCGGGCTCGCCGTCGTGGTCGTACCCGAGGTGGTCGGCCAGCTGCCGCCAGCCGTCGATGTTGGCGCCGTCGCCGACCGGGATCCCCACGCCCGGGTAGCTCATGGCGATGGCCTCGAGCATGTCCGCCCCGCTCCACTCCTCGTGGGCGCCGAGGTAGACGCCGTTCGTGACGAACTCCCAGGCGGCCTGAGCGGGGTCGTTGGCGATCGCGTAGAGCGCGTCGGCCAGCTCAGTGTCGGTGGTGTGGTCGGCCAGCTCCCGGATCTTGTGGGCGTAGATGCTGCTCATGCCTCGTACCTCGCTTCCTTGACGATGAAGTTGAGACGGTCGGTCACGGTGATGGACGCGACCCAATAGCCGAGCTCCTCGAGGGCCAGGCGGATCTCGTTCATGTCGACCTCGCTCGGCTCCTCGGTGGCGATGGTGATGTCCATGGCTCAGCCCTCCCAGGACTCGGCGCGGCGGTGGGCGGTGACGTTCACGGTGCCCTCGAACAGGACCGACGCGTCCGGGTCGGTCGAGGTGAACACCCGCACGTGGGCGGTCCCGTCCGTGTGGATGTCGGTGATCTGGATCAGGTCGTTCCCGTCGATCTGGAAGCCGATGCTCTCGCCGTCGTACCACTCGGCCCCGGGCTCGAGGTCGTCCGGCAGGATCAGGTCGTCGTCCATGGCTCAGTCCTCCCTCTCGGTCAGGCGGTTCTTGACCTCTTGCAGGGAGCCGACCACGGTGGCGTTTGCGCGGCCGTGCACGGTCCCCGGGTTGAGCTGGATGTCCGTGAGGTAGTGATCGACGTTGGCCGTGAGAGACACGACATAGGCCGGGTTGATGTAGATGGTCTCGGTGGCTGGCACCGACTGGCCGCTGGGCGCCTGGAATCCGATGAGCCTCATGGCTCCTCCCTTCTGTCGTGGAACCGTTCCACGCTCCCCGCACCGCTCGGGAGCGGTGCGGGTGGTGCAGCACGGTTCAGGACTCCTCCCATCTCGTGTAGGTGGTGAAGGTGCGCCGAACGATCGCGGCCAGTTCGAGCTCGGCCCTGGCGGCCTGGGGCCAGTTCAGGAGGCGCAGCTGCCGGGCGGTGCGCAGGTGCGCGCGGGCGAACTCCGCGCCCCTGCCCGTGAGCCGGGCGCCTGATGCGTACGTCATGCCTTGATCGCCTTCTTCCTCGGGTGGTGCGCCTTGGGCGCCTTCGGGGCGCTCGGGGCTGCCGCGGCCTTGGTGGCCTTCGCCTTCTTGGCCTTCGGAGTCTTGGCCGCCTTCGGCGGCGGGGCCAGGGTCGAGTCGTCCGGCCCGCCGCACACGTAGTGGTGCACGGCCCAGCGCTCGGTCGTCGGCGCGTCGGCGCAGTTGTCCGGGGTGGCCGTGCCCGGCCCGCCGACCTGGGGGGCCTCGCTGTAGAGCGGCTTGCCCGGGTCGAAGCTGACATCCGGGGCCCGCTGCGCCGAGCAGGCCCCGACCGAGAGCGCGAGCGCGCCGGCGGCGATCAGGGCTGGGAGGCGCCTCACTGGAACGCCGCCCGGTGCTGCTCGGCTGCCCGCTCGGCCCTGTCGCGCAGGGCGTGCGGCATGGCGTCCGGCCGGTCGCTGGTGACCCCGCAGGTGCAGTGCCACACGTAGTAGGTGCCGAGGACGGGATTCTCCCGCTCGGTGATGCTGGTCAGGTGCGGGGTTGGACCGGCTGGGCGTCGCAGGAACGCCTCGCGCAGGGCGGACGGGGCGTAGGACTGCCACTCGTCGTCCTCGTCGAGGTACTCGATCGCCAGCAGGGCGCCCGAGTCGTTGCCGATGCTGTAGCGGCGGTGCCCGTCGGCCGTGTACACGTACCAGAGCTCCTCGTCGTCGCTGAGGACGGCACGCAGCTCGGCGTACTCGGTCAGGATGGCCACGTGCGCCAGGGACGGCAGGCAGTGGACCGGGATCTTCACCTCCCCGCGGTTGAACCCGCGGTCGTCGAGGTGCAGGGCCGGGGCGCTCACGGGATCACCCGCTCGTGCTCGAGGATGTTGACCGTGCCCTTGAGGTCGTGGTGGTACTTCTGGAAGGTCGGCCAGCCGAGCGGCCTGGCGATGAATCCTTCGCGGACGCCGGTGAGGATGCGGTTGAAGTCCTGGAGGGCGCTGACCATCAGGCCGGATGCTTCGGCGTACTGCGCCTCGGGGACTTGGTTCGCGATGGCGTCGAGCACGGCCATCGGCGCCAGCTCCCGGCAGGACGTCGTGGCGATGTCGATCTCCAGCCAACCTCCCCCCTCGTTCTCGGTCACCAACACTGTGAACATGACCCGGCTCCTTTCGTGCTGTGCGGGTGTGTCTGTGCTTCAAGTGTAACGTGTGGCGAGCACGCGTGCATAGGAGGGTTTTCACCGTCGCCCGTGCCCACGCAGGTTCACAAGCTCGGCCGCACGCCGTGCCTTCTGGTCGTGCGAGACGTGGTAGCGCCACGAGGTGCGGGTCTGCCGGCCGTGCTCGAGCCACCAGGCTCTGAGCTCCTCGGAGGCGTACCGCTCGGCCTGTGACCAGGGCCCGGTGAATATCTCCCGCTCCAGCTGGGGACGGCCGGCTCGGGCAGCTGCGATCCCCTCCTTGGACAGCAGGACCCCGGCGCAGTCCTCGAGCGCCTTGGCGTACTGCGATTCGAGGTACTCCTCGTAGCTGTCCTTGGCGCGCTGCCGGGGGAGGGAGCGGCGCTGCGGCCGGTGTTCGGGGGCGAACCAGGCGATGTGGACGGTGTACGGCTCGCGGTGCGCGTCGCGCCTGTCGAGCTCGGCCAGCAGGGGCGACGGGTCGTCGGCCGTGGCGAGCATGTTGGCGAGGTCGAGGTCGGTGAGCCGTGCCCAGTCTGTGCTGTGTTCACTGCCTGCGCGCGCGTGTGTCATGTGTGCAAGTGTAACGCTAGGCGAGTACGCTGTGAAGGAAAACTTTCTCAGCTGGGACCCTATGCACAGTGTCTACACGCTATTACACTTGAAGCACAGACGCACCCGAGACAGACAGTCTCACCGAACCGAAAGAGAGTGATCCCCATGTCCCACGAACTCGAGACCCACGGCGACAAGGCAGCCTTCTTCTCCGCCCGCGAGGACGCCTGGCACAAGCTGGGAACCGTCACGGCCGGCGCCCTCACCGCCGAAGAAGCCCTCAAGACCGCGTACCTCGCCGGCTGGAACGTCCGCAAGGCGCCCCTGTTCGCCCCCGTGGACCTGGGCGGTGACGCCGGAGTCGTCAACCTGTCCGTCCCGAACCAGTACGCCGTGATCCGCGACAACCCGTTCACCGGCAAGGTCGAATCGATCGGCGCGGACGACGGCAAGGGCGCCGTCGTCGGCAAGACCCACGTCACCATCCAGAACGAGGACCACGCCGCGTTCCTCAACGCCCTCAGCGACGAGTCCGGCGCGCACATCGAGACGGCCGGCAGCCTCCGCGGGGGCCGGCAGGTGTTCATCACCATGAAGCTGCCCGACACCATGCAGATCGGCGGCGCCGACGCGGTCGACACCTACATCGTCGCCACGAACTCGCACGACGGGACGTCGTCGTTCCAGACCATGACCACCCCGATCCGGGTCGTGTGCGCCAACACCCTCGCGGCCGCAGTCAAGGACGCCGACCGCATCCACAAGATCCGCCACACGGCCAAGGGCCTGACCGCCGTGCAGCAGGCCCGCGAGGTCCTCGGCCTGACCTTCAAGTTCAACGCCGCATTCGAGGCCGAGGCGGAGAAGATGATCCAGCGGTCGTACACCGAGCGGCAGTTCGTGAACCTCATGGACAAGCTCATGGGGAAGGTCGACCTCGAGAAGCCCGAGGGCTACCGCCGCCCCCTCGAGACCGCCCGCGAGTCGCTGATGTGGTCCTTCGCCGACTCGCCCACCAACGAGAACATCCGGGGCACCCGCTGGGCCGCCTACCAGGCGTTCACCGAGTACACCGACCACCTGCTCCAGATGACCGGCGAGAACGTCGAGGAGCGCCGGGCCGCCGCGGTCGTCAACGGCCACGCCGACAAGCTCAAGCTGGCCGCCTGGGGCGCGCTCGCCGCCGCCTGATTCCGACCTCGCGCCCCGCCCCCTCGCCCGGGGCGGGGCGTGACCCAACCCCATCCACCTGAAAGGAACCACCATGAGCCAGGAACCAAAGATCGGCCGCCGCACCGAGTACGGGCTGCGCTACCCCAACGGCAACACCGAGTGGAACACCTTCAAGTCCGTCGCCGGCAACACCATCCCCTTCGGCGACCTCACCAGCGAGAGGCAGCTGGCCCACATCACCGACCAGATCGGCGCCATCGCCAGGCAGCGGGCACGGGTGGCCGAGATCGACCCGGACGAGTACCTCGAGCTCCTCCAGATCGTCTCCCGGGACATCACCGTCATCGAGGAGCCGGACAAGGTGTTCAAGTACGGCGAGGAGCTGAGTGCGTGATGGACCGGTTTATCGCCTGGGAGCGTGAGGGCACCGACGCCCCGTGCGAGCACGGCACCGTCGGGTGCGCCATCGACCACTCCGCCGAGGCCGAGTACCTCGAATGCGAGGGGTGGTGACCGTGCGCACCGTCCCCCTCGAGCGCCTGTGCCCGGGCGACAGGTTCTTCCAGCCGCACCAGCCGGACGTGGTGTACGTCCTCGACAGCCTCGAGTACCCCATGTTCGCCGGGCGCCCCGACACCAGCCGGGGCGCCGCCGCGCACTTCCACTCCCTCGGCGGAGTGCGCCGCACATGGACGGCCGCCATGGAGGTCGTGCCGCTCGCCACTTCACCAGGCTCTGAATCCACCGAAGGGAACACACCATGATCAAGTACGCCGAGAACCTCGCCCGAGGCGACGAGTTCGAGGACGCCGACGGGAACACCTACCGCGTCACCCACCGCGAGCCGCTGCCGGAGGCCCTCACCCAGGTTCTGACCTACAACGTCGCGCACCCGCTCACCGCCCCGATCCGCTGGGAGTTCACCAACGGCACCCCCATCACCGTGAAGGAGGCCGACCGTGGCTGAGACCCTCTCCGTCGTTGTGCACGAGCCCGCCGGCGGCGGCATCCCCTACCTCGAGTGGTACTCCGACCCCGCCAACGCCGACCGTGGGCTCGCATACTGGGAGCGCCGCGAGGGGATGACCAGGCTCTACACCTCCTCGGCTCCGCCGTCCGAGCACCGTGGGTCCGGCGACGAGGTGCGGGCATGGCTGCTGGGCCGGTACTTCGCCGGCGCGCTCACCGAGGAGGTGTCCCGTGGCTGAGCCCGTCAGCCCCGGCGACCTCGCCCGGCTCCGCGCGCTCACCGTCTCCGCCCTCGGCGCCGTGAAGGAGGCGGCAGAGCTCGCGGTCGAACTTCACACCCGCGCGGCCGCCCAGCAGCACCTGCGCCGGCGCACCCTCGCGGTGCTGTCCCGGATCGACGCCGCCCATCGCTCCCTCACCGTCGCGTCCGCGGGCGCGTACCCGTTCCGCGACGGGCCGCCCAAGCCAGACCCGCGGCCCTCCGCCGACGGGCTCCGCCTCGTCTGCGCCGTCTGCTCCGAGCCGATCATCGCCACCCCGCTCGAGGAGCACCTGTTCCGGCACCGCCACGGCGACGTCGAGTGCGGCACCGGCGACGGCTCCACCGCCACCCCCCGATGGGAGGTGAACCCGTGACCCTCGCCCTGCTCCTCGCGACGGCTCTCCTCGCAGCAGCCGGCGCCCGCCCGATCCTGACGCCCCGCCCCGCAGCCACTCGGGGATAGACCAGGCTCTGCACACCTGACAGAGCCGACCCGAAAAGGGAAGGAGACCCTATCGACCCCACCCGAACCGAACAGACGCACAGCACCGGCGCCCCCGCGACTCACTCTCCGCGGGGGCGCCGACGCGTGCGCAGGCACAGCAAGATTCGCGCCTGGCGCACGCGCACCCGAGCACGCACACCCGCACACAAGCGCACGCCGCACCCGCCACAGCACGACCCGCGCACGTCTGGTCCGCACAACGCGCACACGCGCGACGCGTCGCACACTCGCAACGCATACCAGATGCAACCTGGCGCACCCGCGTACACTCACAACAGGACGCACACTCACGACCACACAACGCGCCAGGGAGACGACCCATATGCCCATCGGCGACCCCGAAGACGTAGACCCACAGGCCACCCGCATCATCGAACTCCGCCTCGCAGGCGCCTCGATCCGCGCCATCGCGGCGAAGGAGCGCGTCACTGAGGGCCGTGTCCGCGCCGTGCTGGAGAAGGCGTACAAGGGCCGGAAGATGGCCACCGAGGAGATGGTGGCGATGGAGCTCGACCGGCTCGACCGGATCTCGGTGGGGCTGTGGCCGCAGGTGGTGGCGGGGGACCCGGCCAGTGTGCAGGCGTATCTGAAGCTGATGGAGCGGCGGGCGAAGCTGGGCGGCCTGGACGACTTCGAGCGGCGGTCGCTGGAGATCAAGGAGCGGCGGCTGGCGCTGGATGAGGCGCAGGCGCTGGTGGTGGTGCAGGCGGTCACGCGGGCGATCGCGCGCGCCGGCCTGAGTGAATCGGATGCGGCGAGCCTGCGGGGTGTGGTGGCTGAGGAGTTCCGGGCGCTCGAGGCCGCCGATACCCCCCCATCCTGACCTGGATACCCGCTCGGGTATGCCGTTCCGCGCCGTGACGGCGTTCTGGGGGCAGGCTCCGCCCACCTCCCGGCCGCCTAACCGGGAGTGGGGCTCTCAAGTTATCCGTTTCCACGGGGCGGAGACCCGGCCAGGGGCCCCGCAGGCCCCGTATACCCCACATGGGGTATACGGGGGTCCCCGGGGGGTATCAGTGGCTGGGGAGGTCGACCAGGTAGGACTGGGCGGCCCGGTCCCAGCGGACGGCGTGCTCGTGGAGGTCGGCCTGCAGGGTGGCGCGGATGGCCCGGGTGGCGACGCCGCCGGTGATGCCGAGCCGCTCGGCCAGCTCGGCGAGCTCCTTCATGGCCGCGGCGGTGGCGGCCAGCGACTCGGCCAGGGCGGCCGCGTCGGCGCAGGTGACCCAGAACTCCTTCGGGTCCCGGCCCAGCCGCTCGAGGGCGTCGTGGTAGTCGGCGGCGTGCCCGGCCAGGCGCTGGACGATGGCCAGCTCGGCCTCCGACCAGACGACCCGGTGGGCGCCGGCGGGCTGGTCGACGTGCCCGGCCATCAGAACCAGTCCCAGCAGCCGGGGGCGAGCCAGGAGGCGACCCAGGAGTTGATGGCGGTGATGAAGGTCATGGTGGTGCTCCTCTCTTGCCGTGGCGCTGTCTGCTCCACGCCCCCCGCCCGGGCCCGGTGTCCCGGGCGGGGGGTGCGGCTCAGCCGGCGTGGGCGGTGCGGTCGGCCGCGGGGTCGTGCTCCCAGCCGGCCCGGTCGTCGTCGGAGGGCTCGGCGTGGCCCCGGCAGTTCGGGTGCGGGTCGGTGACGGCGTCGGGGCAGGTCTCGCACCAGTCGCCGTCCCAGGCGCCCTCGACGGCGCTCACCGCATGCCCCGCTCGATCGAGGCGGCGATGCGCTCGGCCCGGGTGCGGGCCCAGTGGCGCTCCCAGGTGAGCTGCTCGCGCTGCTCCTGGGCGGCGTTGCGCTGGGCCTGCTGCTCGGGGGTGAGGGGCTCGTTGTGGGCCGGGCCCAGGATCGCCCGGTACAGGCGGCCCTTCATGGTCGGGAGCTGGTTGACGTGCATGGCGGTTCTCTCTCTCAGATGGCGGTGTGGACGGTGACGGCGGCGGCGGCGAACTCGGCCCGGATCGTCTCGGAGTCCCAGACGGCGGAGATGAGCAGCTCGAGGGTGGCGAGGTCGGCGCGCCAGTCCTGGCCGAAGTCGACCGGCCAGGCGACGGCGGCGACGCGCCACTGGGACCAGGCGGCCTGCTCGGCCCGGCGGGCGGCGGCGAGGGCGGGGTGGGTGTCGTCGTGCCAGGTGCGCCAGTACTCGGCCTGGCGGCGCTTGGCGTCGATGATCGAGACGGCCGCGGCGCTCATGGCCGGGGTCAGCTCGAGGGTGCGCCGGCGGCGCTCGGTGTAGGTGTGGCAGTCGGCCAGCTCGGTGAGCTCGGAGAGCTCGGGGTCGATGCTCATGGCGGTTCGCCTTCTCTCTACTGACAGTGGCCGATCTGGTCACGTGACGGGGCCCCGGCCCCAGGGACGGGGCCCCATCATGCGGTCAGGTCAGGCGCGCTTGGCGGGCTTGCGCGGGGCGGGCTTCGGGGCGACGGGCGCGGGCAGGGACGGGTAGCCGGCGGGCTCGAAGTCGCGTGCGGGCTGTGCGGGCTGCTCGGGCTCGGTCTCGCCGCGGCGGGCGAGCTCGGCGAGGATCTGCTGCAGGGCGGCTTCGCGCTCGGCGAGGTCGTCGGTCAGCGGGCGCTCAGCCGCGGCGAGCATCTTGGCGAGGCGGCGGCGCTTGCCGTTCAGGGACGCGGTCGCGTAGGCGGACGGGTCGCGCAGGAGCTGGCTGTTACGGGGCATGGGGATCACTCTCTCTGCTAGTGAGGGGCGGGGCCCCTCTGCTGTTCTGTTCTTCAAGTATAACGCGTTGCGAGTGTGCGAAGTAGGGTTGCAGACTACGACTTGCCCTACAGCTGCAGTCACACGCGCACACACGATCGGACGATCGGACTTCACCAATCGGTCGGCGCAACTGAGACCCCCCCTTCGGTTTCCCACAAGTTACCCGGGGGTAAGGCGGCCTGCCCCCGGAAATAACCTGGGGGGTTTTTGAGATCCTGATCCACGCCAGCCACACGCCCCCCGGGGCGCGCACCGCGGAACCTGTGTGCCATGGGTCGAGTGTGGCAACCTGGCGACACGTTGGCTAGGGCCGTTGGATGGTGGCGCTACTGCTGGTTGTCACGCATGATGTGTGTAGCGTGTGCCGATCCTGTCGGAGGTGGGTTCGATGGGCCTGCTGGGCGCGGCGGCGGACATCCTCGATGGGGCGGGGGAGCGGTTCCCGACTCCGGGGGCCCTGGCGATGGCTCTGAACCCGAAGACGGTGCAGACCCCGGCCCTTGACCTGGTGGATGCGGCCCTGGTGGATGCGTTCGAGCACCCGGGGAGCCGGCTGATCATCACGATGCCCCCGCAGGAGGGCAAGTCCACTCGGGTGGGGCAGTACTTCCCGCTGTGGGTGCTGCAGCGGAGGCCGCAGACGCAGATCATGATGGTCTCCTACGCGGACTCGCTGGTGAAGCGGAACTCGCGGAAGGTGCGCGACCACGTGAGGGTGGACGGGGCGAAGCTGGGGCTGGCCCCGAACCCGGACGCGCAGAACCTGGACCGGTGGGAGCTCGCGGGCCCCCCGTACGCGCGCGGGGCTCTGCAGGCGGTGTCGATCAACGGGCAGATGTCGGGCCACACGGCGGAGCTGATGATCATCGACGACCCGCACAAGGGCCCGAAGGACGCGGACTCGAAGGTCCTCTCGGAGCAGGTGTGGGACTGGTGGTCCGCGGTGGGCAATACCCGCCTGGTGGGCCTGGACGTGGTGGTCCTGATCCTGACCCGGTGGCGCGTGGACGACCTGGCGGGCCGGCTGCTGGCGGCCCCGGACGGGCACCGGTGGAAGGTGCTGAACATCCCCGCGGAGGCGTGCCACGACCCGGAGCGGGGCGAGGTCGACATCCTGGGCCGGAAGCCGGGGGAGTTCATGCAGTCGGCGACGCGCCGGCTGGAGGCATGGCCCGCGCGGAAGGTGGCGACGTCCCCCCGCGACTGGGAGGCCATGTACCAGGGGTCCCCGACCCTGCAGCAGGGCGGCATGTTCCCCAAGGACAAGGCCAAGTACTACGAGTACCCCATCTGGGTCGAGCACGAGGACGGGTACTGCGAGGTCCCCCTGTCGGGCCAGGCGGACGAGTACCTGATGGCCTCCTGGGACATGACGTTCAAGGACACGAAGAAGTCCGACTACGTGGTCGGGCAGATGTGGCTGGTCCGGGGCGTGGACATGTACCTCCTCGAGCAGGTCCGGGGCCGGATGCCGTTCACGGAGGCCGCGGACTCGGTGCAGGCCATGGGCGTGAAGTGGCCGCAGTGCAACCTGCACCTGATCGAGGACAAGGCCAACGGCTCGGCGGTGCTGGACGTCCTCTCCAAGCGGGTCGCCGGCATGGTCCCGGTCACCCCGACGGAGTCGAAGGAGGCCCGCGCGGCGGCGGTGTCCCCGTTCTGGGAGGCCGGCAACGTGCACCTGCCCCGGTTCCTGCCGTGCGCGGGGCAGATCGTCACGGAGGCGGCCAACTTCCCGTACGGGCAGCACGACGACCAGGTCGACGCGATGACGCAGGCCCTGCGCCGCGGACTCGTGCGGGTGGGGCAGGGCCACGTGTGGATGGAGTACCTCCGGCGCAAGCAGGAGGAGGAGACGGCCAAGGCTGGCAAGCAGCTGGTCAAGGAGGTGGAGACGTGGACGGCATCGCAGTGAGCTCGATCGCGGACTTCGACCGGTTCCGCAGCGAGAAGTGGGCGACCCTGCCTCCCGGGCACCCGGAGGACCGGCGCCGGCTGTGGGCCCCGTACGACGACGTGCACGGGGCGCTCCTCCTCGGGGTGCAGTCGGTGCAGCAGCAGCTGGTGATCGCCATGTTCGGCTTCACCGACGACGAGCTCGCGGACGCCGTCGAGCAGAAGCTGGCGGACCCGGACATCCACTGCCAGGTCACCTTCGACCAGTCCCAGGCGTCCGGCCCGACGGAGAAGCGGATGCTCGCGAAGTGGCGGCTGCTGGAGTCGAACTCGGTCGCCGTCGGCACGTCCGAGCACGGGGCGATCATGCACCGCAAGTGCCTCATCGCCGACCTGCGCTGGCTGTTCACCGGGTCGACCAACTGGTCGCTGTCGGCCGAGACCAAGCAGGACAACGAGCTGACCATCGTGGACTCCCCGGTCGAGGCCGGCGTCGCGGCGATGGTCCTGGCCCTCGAGCACGAGAAGGCACGGACCCAGATGGAGGCGCGAGCAGCGTGAACGCACCCGCCCCGGGCCAGATCGGCGTCGTGACCGACGGTGCCGGGTTCTTCCCCCGGTCGATCCAGTTCATCACCCACTCCCGGGCCAACCACACGTTCGTCGTCGCCGACAACGGCACAGTCATCTCCGCGGACCCGGAGGGCGTGCGCCGGGCGTACGTGACGGACTACCCGACGGCGCTGTACTCCAACGTCGCGCTGACCGCCGACCAGCGGCTGCGGATCGTGACCTGGGCCGAGCAGCGCATCGGCCGGCCGTACTCGTACCTGGACGACTTCCTCGTCGGGGCCGAGTACAGCTTCCGGTTCCGCTGGCCCGAGATCATCCGGCACTACATGGACCGCGACTCCGAGTACATGTGCTCGCAGCTGTGCGCGGCCGCGTGGGCCGCCGGCGGCCTCCGCCCGATCGCCAAGGACCCGTGCGAGACCTCGCCCGCGGACTGGTACGACTTCTTCCACGCGCAGGGGTGGGCGTGAGCACGGGCCTGGACGGGGTGTCCTCGGACTACCTGCACTACGTCAGCTACCGCGACTCGCTCCGCGAGCTCCAGCGGCAGGGCGGCCAGTCCGGCGCCTACTCGCCCGGCGTGCCGATGCGCCCGATCGACGGCGTCGGCGGCGTCCCGCGCTCCTGGGACTTCCCCGCCGGGTACAACATCCGCACCCGGGCCGAGCGGGAGGGCCGGATCTCCTTCGCCACGATGAAGAAGATCACCGACACGTACGAGATCGCCCGCATCTGCATCCAGCACCGCATCGACGGGGTCCGGTCGCTGAACTGGCAGATCGTCCCCGAGATCGGCTACACCCCGCGCGAGGTGCGCGAGGACATCGCGCTGGCCCGCGACATCATCCTCTCCCCGGACGGGGTCCGCGACTTCCGCTCCTGGATCGGCATGTTCGCCGAGGACGTGCTGCGCTACGACGCCGGCGTCCTGCACAAGCGCCTCAACCGCGGCGGGCGGATCTGCGGGCTCGAGGTCGTCTCCGGCCCGACCATCGCCCCCGTCAGGGACGGGTGGGGCCGCAAGCCCACCGGCATCGCCCCCGGCTACGTCCAGTACGTGCAGGGCAACCCGTGGAAGTGGCTGCCGGCGGACTCCCTGGTGTACCAGCCGTTCCGGGAGCAGCCCGACTCCGCGTACGGGTGGGCGCCCATTGAGTCGGTCCTGCTCTCGGCCAACACGACCATGCGGATCCAGACGCACTGGATGAACTACTTCACCGAGGGCAACATGCCCGCCGGGTTCGCGACCCTCCCCAAGGAGGTCACCTCCCCGGACCAGCTCACGGACTGGCAGGAGAAGTACACCGCCCAGTACGCCGGCGACGACGCCGCCCGGCACCAGCTGCGCTTCCTGCCCAACGAGACCCAGCTGTTCTGGCCCAAGGACAACAAGTTCGACCCGGAGCAGGCCGAGTTCCTCATGCGGATCACGTGCGCCGCGTACGGGGTGACCCCGAACCAGCTCGGCTTCACCGACGACGTCAACCGCTCCAGCGGGGACAACCAGGACGACGTCGCGTTCCGCATCGGCACCCTGCCGCTGCTGCGCTACTTCGAGGACATCCTGTCCTCCCACCTGCGCAAGGACCGCGGCCTCAAGGTCCGGTTCGTGTTCGACACCGGGCAGGAGGCCGAGGAGCGCAAGCAGATGGCCGACCTGTGGGACAAGGCCGTGCACAACGGCTCCGCCTCGAGCTCGGAGTTCCGCACGAACGTCCTGGCGCTGGAGGCCGACGAGAATCCCATCCCGCGCGGCGTCATCACCCCCAACGGGGTGTTCATCCCGCTCGAGGCCATGTTCCAGGCCGCGGCCCGGGCCGGCGACGGGGAGCAGGCCCACGAGATCGGCACCAAGGGCGCGATGGCCACCGTCATCACCCCCGAGGGCGGCGCCGCCCCCGCCGCCGCGACCACCCCCGCCGGCCCCGGCGCGGCCCCGGACCACCCGGCGCCCACCGGCCCCGTGCAGAAGTCCCTCGACACGGCCGTCTCCGACGCGGCGTCCACCATCGAGTGCGCGGGCCTGGCCATCGTCGCCGCCGACACCGGCCGGGTCCTGATGATCCAGCGCGCGCTGGAGGAGGGCGACCCCGCCGGCGGGACCTGGGAGTTCCCCGGCGGGCACCTCGAGGACGGCGAGACGCCCCTGCAGGGCGCCGTGCGCGAGTGGCAGGAGGAGACCGGGACCCTGCTCCCGGCGGGGATGGAGTTCCTGCCCGTGCAGGACAACGGCATCTACCGCCTCCACGCGGCCGTCGTCGCCCGGGAGGACCTCGTGCGGGTCAACACTGCCCGGGCCGTGATCAACCCCGACGACCCGGACGGGGACTGCATCGAGGCGTGCGCCTGGTGGGTGCCGGCGGACGCGGCCGCGAACCCGGCGCTGCGCCCCGAGCTCGCCGAGTGCCCGTGGGAGCTGCTGGCCGACCTGGCGCCGGGCTCGATGGACGGGGTCGCGAAGACCCTGACGAAGTGGCGGCAGAACGCGCTCGCCCGGCTCGAGTCCGGGCACGCGCCGCGCCTGTTCAAGGACTCCGGCCTGCCGGTCTCGATCGAGACGCGGGTGTGGAAGGCGCTGCGGACGGCGAAGACGCCCGACGCCGTCACCCAGGCGTTCGCACAAATCTGAACACAACCGCCCACAACTGAACAGGAGACGGCCATGTGCAACGCCTGCGGCTACCCCGGCGACACGCACTACACCCTCGGCGTGGCATACCCGGCCGACCGTGTGGACGGCCACGGGGACTTCATGAAGGCCGCCACCGTGCGGGACACCGCCTGGGGCTACATCGCCAAGGGCGCCAAGGTCGGACTCCAGCACGCCTCCAACACGCTCGGCCACGGACAGGTGGTCGAGTCCTACATCTACCAGGGCCCCGACTGGAAGGTCGGGGAGCAGGTCATCAAGTCCGGCGACTGGATGCTCGGCGTCGTGTGGGACGCCCAGGTCTGGCCGCTGATCAAGTCTGGCCGGTTCAAGGGCTGGTCGATCCAAGGCGCCGGTACTCGTCGCCGCATCAGAGAGGAACAAGCGCAATGACGAAGCCACTCGCCGAGATCACCAAGGCGGACGTCGACCGGGTCGACGCCGTCGACGAGCCCGCCACGGGCATCCCGTTCGCCATCGTCAAGGGCCTGGACGACGTCAAGTCGGCAGGCGAGGCCGGTGCTGGGGGCCTGGAGGTGCTCCAGACTGCAGCCGAGGAGCCTGTCGAGAAGGCCGACGCCCCGTCCGGGGAGGTCGTGTTCGAGCTCGAGGAGGCCGAGCCGGTGGAGAAGTCCGCCGAGCCCGCCGCCGAGGCGCCGGAGGCGCCCGCCGAGGAGAAGGTCGAGAAGGCCCTCACCCTCGATGAGGCGTTCGAGCTGTGGAAGGCCGCCCGCGCGAACGGGTCCCCGATCGACTCCAACGTCATCTCCCTGCTGCGCCAGTTCGTCGACATGGCCGACGTGCTGCGCGCCGGCGTGGAGGCCGACGTGCGCCAGGACCTCGCCACCCAGCAGGCCCTCGCCGACGCCGCAGCGGGCGCGGAGGACGCGGCCGACGAGGGCGCCGAGGACGACGCGGAGGACGCGGCCGACGGCGGTGCGGACGAGAGCGCCGAGGAGGAGAACGACTCCGAGGCCGCCGAGACCTCCGACGACGCCGCCGACGGCGGGCCGTCCGAGACCGAGCCGAACGCCGAGGCCGCGGAGTCCCCCGCGGACACCGGCGACGCCGCGGACCTCGAGCCCGAGGAGCCGGACGACGAGGACCCGCTGGCCAAGTCCCAGAAGGCCATCGCCGACGCCGCAGCCGATGCAGCGGCCGAGCGGATCATGAAGTCGGTCATGTCCCAGCTGCGCGCGATCGTCGAGGTCCGCGACCCCCTGGGCAAGACCAGCACCGCCGACATGGAGGCGCTCGAGGAGCGCGTCCAGAAGGCGGTCGAGGCGGCCACCGAGCCGCTCAAGAAGCGCATCAGGGAGCTCGAGGAGATCCCTGTCGACTCCGGCGTCCTGCTCGCCGGCACCACCCCGGACCCCGAGGCCTCCGTGAACGCGGGGCAGGGGCAGGGTCTCGCATCGCGGGAGGACTTCATGAAGTCCGCGATGGCCGAGACCGACCCGGCGAAGCGGACTGAGCTGGCGATGGCGCTCCTGGGCGCACAGCTGCACGGCCAGGTCTGAGCAGGAAACCCCACTAGGAACTCACAGAAAAGGACATACCCGTGGGCAACGCACTTGACGCCATCACGGATGCCACGATCGAGGCCCTCATCAAGGCCCAGACGAACGGCATCAACGTTGGCACCGGCCTGGCCGGCTACAACCTGTTCGACGTCGTCTCCCTCGTGCCGGTCAAGTCCGTCACGTTCGACCGGATGCGGCGCGTCTCCGCCCCCATGGGCGCCACCGCGGCGCACTGGCAGGCGTTCACCTCCCTCAACAACGCCCAGCCGAACCCGTTCACCGGGTTCGACGGCGGCGGCGATCTGGTGAAGTTCAACCGGATGGACCTGTCCTCGGCGTACTTCCCCGTCCGCACGACCGCGCGCGTGTCGCTCGACTCGATCGACGTGGCCCGCGGCTACGACGACGCCCGCAACCGGGCCATCGTCGGCGGCGCGTACCAGTGGCGCATGATGGACAACAAGTCCATCCTCGCGGGCCAGAACTACGCCCTCCCTGCCATGCCCGCCCTCGGCGCGCTGCAGCAGGCGGACACCGGCGGCACGATCGCGGCCTCCACCGCGGTCTACGTCAAGGTCCAGGCCCGCTCGTACTACAACTGGTACTGGGGCGGCTCGGGCGTGGCGGTCGCGGCCAACGCGTCCACCGGTGCGAACGCTGCGGCGACGCACTCGATGACGATCCCGTCGTGGGCGTCGGTGCCTGGCGCTGCCGGCTACGACATCTTCGCCGGCCCGTCGGCGGGCACGCTGTACTACGTGACCACGGTCACGACCAACGCGGCGTACACGCTGACCGCGATCCCGACGCAGAACGCCGCGGTGCCGTCCCTGCCGCAGCTGTACTCGACGGTCCCGACCCCGGCGACGGTCGACGCCTCGTTCAACGCGAACTCCTACAACGGGCTGTTCGCCACGATCTACGGCGACTACAACGCCTCCGGCGCCCAGGTCACCCCGGGCACCGGCGTCCTGCCCTCCGGCGCGACCACCGTGTCGCTCGGCGGCGCGCAGCTCGCCGGGTCGGGCGCGAACCTGACCGACATCGACAACTTCCTGCTGAGCTACTTCACGGCCACGGGCGGCGAGTCCCCCGACGTGATCCTGCTCAACGCGCAGGAGGCGCAGACGATCAAGAACAAGATCACTGCGTCCGGCTCGGCGTCGGTCTACCTCGAGCCGCAGGACAAGACCGACCGGTCGGGGATCGTCGGCGGCGGCAACGCCACCGGCTACATCAACGGCAACACGGGCGACTTCATCCCGTTCGTGACCGAGCCGCACCTGCCCCCCGGGCGCATCGCCTTCGCCAAGGAGTCGATCCCGTTCCCGGAGCAGAACGGCTCGGCGAACACCTTCGAGGTGCAGACCCTGCGCGAGGTCTCGCAGCGCCAGCTGCCCGTGCCGCGCGTGCTGGGCGCCGGCGGCGGCCCCGCCGAGGAGTACGACATCTCCTCGGCTGAGACGTTCATCAACCGGGCCCCGATGCTCTGCGGCGTCATCACCGACATCGCCAAGGGCTGACCAGGATCCCTACCGGCGGTAGCCTCCGTGGCTGCCGCCGGTAGGGCGCCACCCATCCACCACCGCGCCAGGAGGCCGTCTTGCCGTACTTCGCCCCGGTCGACGCCGCCACGTACTCGGCCCGCACCGCGTACGTGTCCCTGGGCGAGTTCAAGAACGCCCCGACCGGGACCGACTGGAACTCGATGCTCCCCTCCGCGGCCACCCAGCCGCAGAAGGACACCGTCCTCAAGCAGTGCCTCATGCGGGCCTCCTCGTGGGCCGATGAAATCTGCCACCAGGTCCTCGCCGCCACCATCCAGTGGAAGCAGGGCCGCTCGATCGTCCGGCAGGACGACTGGGGCCGGCTGTGCTTCGACGCCGTCATCGACCAGACCCCGCTCATCGGGGTGGCCCAGGTCAACGTCGGCACCGCCATGAACGACTTCGTCGCCCTGAGCGACCTGTCCATGCTCGAGCCGCGCGGCCGCAACGTCGTGCGGGTCTACCTCACCGGCGGCTCGGCCGCCTCCACCGTCTCCCAGACCTGGATCGGGGTCGGGCAGAAGGTCCTGTGGCAGCTCCAGTACATCGCCGGGTACGCCAACGCCGCCCTCACCGCGGTCCCCTCCGGGGCGTCCCTGGCCGTGGACAACGTGCTCGGGTTCAACCCGGGCCAGCAGCTGACCACCGCGGGCCTGTCCGCCGTCGAGTACCCGGTCGTCGCCAGCACGTGGACGCCGTCCGCGACCGGCGGCCCCGGCACCCTGCCGCTGGCCTCGGCCACGACCGGGACCTACTACATCGGCGACTCCGTCTCGACGATGCCGCCGTCCATCAAGGAGGCCGTCATCAACCTCACCACCGTCGCCATCCGCGAGCGCGGCCAGTGGGCCATCGTGGCCCGCACCATCCGCGACCAGGGCGACGCGCTCGAGGGCCTCGACTCGCCGTCGACGAACGCGATCGACCTGGCCATGGCCCTTCTCGATGACCACCGGAGGGTCGTATGAGCACCGCAACCGTCCGCGCGGCCGTCGCCGCCTGGTTCGCCGGCACCCCGGGCTTCGGCCGGGTGTGGAAGGGCCAGCCGAAGGTGCAGGTCCCGGCCGACTTCGACAGCGGCTCCGGCACCCTGGTCCCGACCGCGTACGTGCACATGGACAACCGGGTTGAGACGCGCATCGCCGGCCCCGCCGGCGCCGGCATCAAGCAGGTCACCCACACGGTCGGCCTCGTCGTCACCGTGCGCTGGTGGCTCACCCCCGACGGGGGCCAGGACGAGTGGACGGCCGCCGTCGACGCGGCCACCGACGCCGTCGTGGACCGGCTGCGGGCCGACCACAACCTCGGCACCGCGGGCGAGGTCGTCTGGCTCGCGGGGGAAGGGCAGGCCGACGTGCAGATGGCCCAGGACCTGCCCGTGTACGGGGACACGGTCGGCGAGCTCAAGACCGTCGTGCAGTTCCAGGTCGTCGAGATGGTCCAGGGCGTCTGATGGCCGCCCCGCTGTTCAAGACCAACCGGCTGCACACCGGCCGCGTCGGCCCCAACCGGATGTTCCGGCACAACAAGGTCGCCCACCGGGCCAAGTGGAAGCGGGCCCGGTCGCTGCGGTACGGGCGCCGGAAGGCGATCGTCCACAACCACATCCACCGCCTGTACGGGGGCCTGCAGCGACGCACCGCGGCGCAGAAGGCGGCCTCGTACCGGGCCTGGCTGCGCAAGCGCGCGCGGCAGCAGGCGGCCGCGGCCAACCTCACGTCCGACCAGTACGAGTCGATGTTCTAGGAGCCCCCCATGCACGAGTACCGCCACACCGGGGACTTCCCCCTGATCCTGTTCGGCCTGTCCCAGTGCGTGAACGCCTGGCACTACCCGGCTTCCGGGGACCCGTCCACGATCCCCTACGGCGCGACGGTCACCGTCGGCCCGGGCGACGGCGTGCGAACGCTCGAGCCCTACCCGCACCCCCACCTGGCCGAGACCCGGCCGCCCAAGCCCCCGGCGCGCCGCCGTGCGGGCCGAACCGAGAAGGAGTAGCCCGCAATGACGACTACGAACATCTACCCGGGCTCCCTCCAGGCGCTCGGCCTGGCCCCGGAGTCCACGTACGGCGTCGCCGCGGCGGCGCCGACGTTCACGGTGCCCTGCGACTCCGTGCCGAAGTGGGACCCGAAGATCAACCCGATCAAGGACAACGGCCTGCGCGGGACGATGGGCACCGAGTTCAACGTCCTGCAGGGGATGCACTACGACGAGCTCTCGTACTCGGCGATGCTGTTCGGCGACTCGGTGTTCCCGCACCTGGTGAACATGCTCGGGATGCCGGACAACGTCACCGGCACCACCGCTGCCCCGACGACGACCCTGTCCTCGGCCTCGGTCGTGGGCGCGACGAGCATCTCGGTGGCCGCGACCATCCCTGCCTCGACCCTGATCCAGATCGACACCGGCTCCAACGCGGAGATCGTGACCACGACCGCCGTGTCCGGCGCCGGCCCATACACCCTGACGGTCCCGGCCCTCAAGAAGGCCCACGCCGCCTCGGTGCCGGTCACCAAGGTCGTCGCCCCCTTCACGCACTCGGAGTCGCTGTACAACGGCAACGGGGACGCGGCCCAGCCGATCTCCTACACCGGGTTCGTGTGGATGCCCAACGGCCGGATCAAGGTCATCCCGGGCATGATGCTCTCCGACCTCAAGTTCTCCTTCAAGGTCAACGACAAGTCGACCCTGTCGGCGACGTGGATGGGCCTGCCCGCCACCGAGGTCGCGGCCTCGACGATCCCGTACACGCCGACGGCGCTCAAGCCGATGAACTCCTCGAACCTGTCGATCAAGTTCGCCGGCGTCGCGGCCCCGCAGTACGCGAGCCTCGAGATCGACCTCAAGCGCGACACCAAGGCCGTCGACGGCGCCACCGGGTCCACGGCCCCGATCGCCATCTTCGCCGGCGCCCTGACCGCCACGGGCACGCTCGACGGCATCTTCCAGGGCACCACGGACGCCGCGCTCACGGACTACCTGGCCAACACCCAGCCGACCCTGACCGCGTCGATCTACGCGGACGGGGACTCCACCCACCCGCTCTCCCTCCAGATGTCCCAGATCGCGCTCATGTCGGCCCCGCCGGCTGGGTCGATGACCTCGTACATGTCCATCCAGTCCGCGTTCGACGCCGTGAACAACTCCACGGACGCCCTCGACGGGAAGCTCTCCCCGATCCAGGCGACCCTGGCCACCGCGACCTCGACCTCGTTCTGACCCAGACTGCCGGGCCGGCCCAGTGGTGGGGGGCGGCCCGGCACCACCACCCTCCACCACGCCACCACCACCGAAGGGACCCACCACCATGACCACCACGATCGACATCCCCGGCGGCACCGCCGAGATGTGGGAGATGGACGAGCTCACGCCCGCCCTGACCATGAAGCTCGACGTCTACTCGCTGCGGCACTCGGCCATGCTCGCCAAGGTCCAGAAGAACGCCGCCGCCATCCAGGAGGCCCAGGACAAGGCCGAGGCCGAGGGCACCGAGCTCGACCAGATGTCCATCCCCGACATCGGGCTGGACGACGACGAGGCCGAGCAGTACCTGACCATGCAGTACCTGACCGCCCTGGTCTACCTCAAGTCCTGGACGCTCGACCGGCCGGTGCCGACCGCACTGCCGGACCTGCTGGCCGTCCCGCTCACGGTCGTCCGCCCGCTCGTGCAGTACGCGGGCAAGGCCAACACCGACGCGCAGATGGCCGCCGCCGGGCTCGAGGAGTCCGAGGCGACCGTCATGGACCCTGAGTCCCCTACCGGGCCCTCCGGGAGCTCCGGGGGGCCGTCAGATTCCGCCGCTCCGTCGGACACTTCAACGCCTGGGGAGCCCGCTGGGTCTCCGAGTACCAGTTCCTGACCGCCTTCCCGGGCTACACGCACGAGGCGTACGAGAACACCCCGCACCACGTCATCCAGGCCCTCATGGCCGTGCACCGCACGGTCTCCGAGGCCACCGAGGAGCGGAACGAGGACCAGCGGCCCAGGGGGCCGCAGGTGAGCTGAGAGAGGAGGCGGCCATGGCCGGGGACTTCGCGGTGGAGATCACGGGACTCCCGGAGCTGGCCGCCTCCCTCACGGTGCTGGGGGAGGCGTCCGACGCCGCCACGGGCGAGCTCGTCCGGCAGCTGCAGGCCGAGCTCGTCCGGCGCGCGCAGGACAACTTCCAGGGCACCCACGCCCCGCACCGGCCCCACGTGGGCGGGAAGTTCCCCAACATCGTCACCGGCAACCTGCAGCGCTCGATCTTCGCCGAGGGCACCTACCGGCTCACCGCCGGCATGTGGGAGGGCACCGTGTCCCCGCACGCCAAGTACGGCCGCCGGGTCGAGATGGGCTACGGCAAGGGCCCGGGCGGCCCCAACAGCCCGCACCCCTACTTCGGGCCCGCCGTGCGCGAGGTCCGCGACATCGCCGAGGCGTTCGCCGCCAGCGCCTACGGAAGGGTCTTCGCATGAGCTTCGGCGGCCTGCCCCCGGTCGTGGTCCGATTCGTCGGGGACGCCACCTCGTTCCTGAACGAGCAGAAGCGCGTCATCGAGTCGGCCAAGACGTCCGCGGCCAAGCTCGCCGAGGCTGCCAAGGCCGAGGCCGACGCCGCGGAGGCGGCCGCCAAGCGGATGCAGGAGGCCGCCGTCCTCGAGGCGCAGGCGGCCAAGGACGCGGCCGACGCGTACGAGCTGGCCTGCATCCACATGGAGACGGCCAACGGGGCCCTGACCCGGGCCACCAAGGCCAACTGGGACGAGCGCGTCGCCGCGCAGCGGGCCGCCCTGGCGGAGATGAACACCGCCGACGCGGCGCGCGCCGAGGCCGCCGCGTCTGCCATCGCCGCGGACAAGGCCGCGACCGACGCCACGGTGGCGGCCTCGGCGAAGCGCACCGAGGCCAACGCGGCGGCCTCGACGGCGTCGGCGGCCATGTGGGCCGGCACGGCGAAGACCGCCAGGAACACGGGGATGCTCGTCGGCGCCGTCGCCCTCGGCGTCGGCCTCGGCGTGACGGACATGGCCGCCAAGTTCGAGAAGTCCACGAACCTCCTCGTCACCGCCGGCGGCGAGTCGCAGACGGCGCTGGCGGGGGTCCGCGACGGCATCCTCTCCATCGCCCGCTCCACCGGCACGTCCACCACGGACCTCTCCAACGGCATGTACATCCTCGAGAAGGCCGGCTTCGACGCCGCCCACGGGGGCCTGGACGTGCTGCGGCTGTCCGCCCAGGGCGCCAAGGCCGAGGGCGTGGACCTGGCGACGATGACGAACGCCCTGACCGACATCATGTTCAACTACGGCATCGGCGCGGGGCAGGCCGCGTCGACGACGAACATGCTCGTCAAGGGCGCCGGCGAGGCCAAGACCACGATGCAGGAGTACTCGGCGTCGCTGGCCTCCCTCATCCCGATCGGCTCGAAGGCCGACCTGTCGTTCTCCCAGCTCGGCGGCGCGCTCGCGACGATCACCCAGCACGGCATGACCGCCCAGCAGGGCGCCCAGAACCTGGCCCACGCGATCCAGATGCTGTCGAACCCGACGCAGCCGATGATCAACCAGATGGCGCAGATGGGCCTGAACGCCCAGCAGGTCGCCCAGGACCTCGGCAAAAAGGGCCTGACCGGGACGATGGACGAGGTCTACCAGGCCGTCATCCACAAGATGGGCCCGGCGGGCCTGACCCTGCAGTCGGCGTTCAACGACTCCAAGATCGCCGCGAACGACATGCAGGTCATGCTCGACGGGATGCCGCCGCACCTCAAGGACCTCTCGGAGCAGTTCGCCGGCGGGTCGCTGTCCTTCACCGAGTACCGCAAGGCGTTCCGCGGGATGGGCGCCGAGGGCGTGGCGATGGGCTCCCAGTTCGCCTCCCTGGCCCAGCGGGCGGACGGCTTCAACCAGCAGCTCAAGCAGGCCAAGCCGGAGAACCAGACCTTCCTCTCGGCCATGCGCAACATGGTCGGCGGGCAGGACTCGCTGCGCACCGCGCTCATGCTCACCGGCTCCTCCACCGTGCGGTTCAAGGAGAACGTCGAGGGCATCTCCAAGGCCGGGCTCGAGAACTCGAAGGACATCACCACCTGGGCCACGACGTCGTCCGGCCTGGCGGTGCAGTTCGACCAGCTCAAGGAGTCCGCCGCGACCCTGGCCATCGGGCTCGGCCAGCAGCTCCTGCCCATGGCCAAGACCGCGCTCGGGTACGTGCAGGGCTTCTTCAACTGGGTCCAGTCGAACCCGGGCATGTTCCAGGCCCTGGCCATCGGCATCGGCGTGGTCTCCGTCGCCCTCGGCGTGTTCGCCGCCGCGTGGGCCGTCGTCACCATCGTCACCACCCCGTACGTGGCCGTCGTCGCCGGCGTCATCCTGGCCGTGCTCGCGCTCGGCGCCGCGGTCGCATGGCTGGCCACCCACTGGGGCGACGTGACGAACTTCGTCCGCACCGTCTGGGGCGGATTCCTGAACTGGACCAAGTCGGTCATCGACGGCTTCGTGAACTGGTGGAACGGGGTCTGGAACGGCTTCGTCGGCTTCTTCCGCGGCATCTGGAACGGGATCCTCACCGACGTCCACCACGACGTCGACGCCTTCATGTCCGTCTGGAACCCCATCGCCGGGTTCTTCATCGGCCTCTGGAACGGGATCGTCACCGTGGCCAAGTGGGCGCTCGCGCTGCTCTACACCGCGGTCGTGACCCCGATCGTGATCCTGATCAACGTCATCAAGGCCGCCTGGGACCTGTTCTACCAGGCCGTGTGGAAGCCGGTCTGGGACGGCATCGTCAAGGCCGGGCAGGCCGCCTGGGTGTGGCTGAACGCCACCGTGTTCAAGCCCATCGGCGATGCCATCACCTTCATGGGCAAGATGTGGGACTGGTACTGGAAGAACGTCATCACCCCGGTCTGGAACGGCATCCAGCAGGTCATGGCGGCCGCGTGGATCTGGATCGAGGGCAACGTCGTCAAGCCCATCAACGACTCGATCACGTTCATGGGCAAGATGTGGAACTGGTACTGGCAGAACGTGATCACGCCCGTGTGGAACGGGATCCAGCAGACCATCACCGCAGTCTGGCTGTGGATCAAGGGCAACGTCGTCGACGCCATCCACACGAACATCCAGGCCATGGGCAACCAGTGGAACTGGCTGCACGACAACATCATCGTGCCTGTGTGGAACGGCATCCGGGACACCATCAACGCCGTCTGGATCTTCATCCAGGGCAACGTGTTCCACCCGATCCACGACGCGCTCGACGCGCTCGGGACCGCGTTCAACGTGGCCGTCGGCATCATCTCCGCGGCGTGGCAGCGCATCCAGGACGCCGCGCGCGGGCCGGTGCAGTTCATCATCGACACGGTCTACAACCACGGCATCCGGCAGGTGTGGAACTCGATCGCGCAGCCCCTTGGCCTGCCGTCGCTGGACGCCGTGAGCATCATGGGCAACTCCGGCGCCGTGTCGGGCGTCTCGGTCGGGGGCGGGCCGGTGCGCGCGTTCGCCGCCGGCGGCGTCATGCCCGGCTACTCCCCGGGAGTGGACGACCAGCTCATCGCCGTCTCCGGCGGCGAGGCCATCATGCGGCCCGAGTTCACCCGGTTCGTCGGTCCCGAGTGGGTCCACGCCATGAACGCGGCCGCCAAGAACGGCACCCTGGGCCGGATGCAGCACTTCGCCGACGGCGGCATCTTCGACGCCATCGGCGGGTTCGTCGCCGGGGCCCTGAACGGGCTCAAGAACGCCGCGCTGGGCGGGCTGCAGTTCGCGGCCACCCCGCTCGTGCACGGGGTCGAGGGCCTGGCGGACAGCTTCCTCAACGGCACCGGGTACGGGCGGATGCTCGACAAGGGCGTGCACACCCTCGGGGACGGGTTCCTGAACTGGATCGGCGGGAAGGACGCGGCGGCGAAGAAGGCCGCGGCGGCGGCGGGCGCGACGGGCACCCCGGTAGACCCGGGCTCGGCGGGCGCCGGCGTGCAGCAGTGGTCGGGCCTGGTGCTGCAGGCCCTGCACATGGTCGGCCAGCCCGACTCGCTGCTCGGCATCACGCTGCGCCGCATGAACCAGGAGTCCGGCGGCAACCCGAACGCGATCAACAACTGGGACTCGAACGCGGCCGCCGGCATCCCCTCCCAGGGCCTCATGCAGGTCATCCCGCCCACGTTCGCCTCGTACGCGATGCCGGGCTACTCCTCGAACATCGACGACCCGCTCTCGAACATCCTGGCCTCGATGCGGTACGCCATGTCCCGGTACGGGTCCCTCGCCGCGGCGTACGGGCAGGCCGGCGGGTACCGCGACGGCGGCACCGTCCCGATCCTGCTCGACCGCGGCGGCTACGTCATGCCGGGCACGCACACCTACCAGAACAACACCGGCACCCCGGAGCGGGTCTCCGCGCCGGGCGGCCGCGGCGACGGGCCGCTCATCGGCACCCTCGTCATCCCCCCCGGCAGCGACCCGCACCGGACGGCCGAGGAGATCGCATGGGCAGTGAAGGACTACTGAGATGACGCTCTCGGACTGGCAGATCCAGCACCAGCCCTCCGGCTACATCATGGGCGGGATCGGCGGGGACACCTCGATCGTCTCGGTCAAGGGCATCCGCTCCTCCGGGAACCTGCGCGGGCAGGACGAGGCGAACTCGTACCACGACGGCGACCTGCCCGGGCTGGACTTCTCGGGCGGCCGCTCCGTGACCCTGCAGCTGGGCATCTCCCGCACCGTCGCCGGCACCGAGGCCACCGTGGACTCGCTGGGCACCGTGTTCCAGCGGGTCCGCAACCCCAAGGACCGCCAGCTCACCGCGTCCGGGTACCTCTACAACTACGCCTTCGGCTCCTCGGCGACCCCGAACTCGTACCTGGTCATGAAGCTGCCGTGGCGCACCGCCCAGGTCCTCATGATCGGCCGCCCGGGCAAGTACGACATCCCCCTGGACATCCTCTACTCGTACGGCTCGGTCACGGTCACGGGCGAGTGGAAGATCCCCGACGGGCTGCTCTACGACCCGAACGTCGTCACCGCGAGCGTCGGGCTGGCCTCCCCGACGGCGGGCATCAGGTTCCCGTGGACGTTCCCGATCACCTTCGGCACTTCCGCGGGCGCGAACTTCACCCTCACGAACGGGGGAAAGACGGACGGGCCGGTCTGCTTCAAGGTCTCCGGGCAGTGCACCAACCCGCGCATCGTGAACCAGACCACCGGGGCCTTCTGCGAGGTCGACGTCACCATGGTCGCCGGGGACAACCTCTGGATCGACATGCAGCACGGCCTGGTCTACCTCAACGGCGTCGTGCGCAACAACGTGCTCCGCACCGGCTCGACGTTCTGGGACCTGCCCCCGGGGCAGACCGTGATCCAGTTCAGCTCCTCCGACGGCTCCCAGGCCGGCGGCACCCTGTACGGCTACGCCCTCTCGGCCTGGCAGGCGGTCTGAGATGCCCTACCAGGTGCCCCCGGTGAAGGTCGAGGCGTGGGACTTCAACACGAACCAGCGCATCACCGACCTGCGCCCGGTCGACCCGAAGTTCACCCGCCGGCTGACCGACTCGGGTTCGTTCGGCCTGTCCCTGGACCTGACCGACGCGGCCTCCCGCGACCAGACCGCGCTGCTCGTGGACTACGGGGCCATGTTCAACTCGACCTCCCCGTTCAAGGTCATCTACACGGACCCCTCGTCCAACCAGATCCTGTACGCCGGCATCGCCTGGCAGTTCAACCGGTCCAAGTCCTCGAACCTGTTCCAGATCAGCGGCCGCGGCCTGTCCTCGTACTGGAACGTGGTGCCGATCGCCAAGAGCTACACCGCGAGCATCGACCCGATCTCCCTGATCGACAACGCCTGCTACGACGCGATGAACGCCATGAACTTCTACCCCATGGACGTCGTCGAGCTCGCCGGCACGGTCTACCCGCCCAACGTGATCCCGAACTACGTCGCCTCGCGCTACCCGATGGTCTCCCAGCTCATCTCGGACATGTGCGCCGGCGTAGACCCGGGCACCGGCACGGTGGACTACTGGGAGAACTCCTACTGGGGCTCCGCGGACGGGGTCCCCTACCACCAGCTCGTCCTCTGCGCGCCGCGGGCCGGGGTGGACAAGGCGAACTCCTCGCTGTGGATGGACCTGTCCCGGGCGATCGACTGGACCTGGCCGACCGACGCCTCCCGCTCGGTGAACCAGGTCATCGCGTTCGGCCGCGGCACCGGCTCGGTCACCCCGGTCTCGAAGCAGCTCTCCTCCTGGCCCCGGGGCGGGCTTGGACAGCTGCCGCTCATGACGGGCGTGTACCAGTTCTCCCAGGTCCGCGACCAGCAGCTCCTCGACCAGCGGGCCCGGGGGATGCTGCGCACCTACCAGCTCCCCCCGTCGGTGCCGACCGTGAAGTTCCCCATCGACTACCCGCCCATGCCGCTCGGGTCGTACATGCCCGGCGACGACGTGCACGTCACCTGCCCGAAGAACGAGTGGTTCCCGTACGGGGTCGACGAGTGGTGGCGCGTCGCGGCCGTGGACGTGACCTACCCGACCAGCGGGGGAGTGCCCACCCAGAACATCACGCTGAACGTGCGGGGGTCGTACTGATGAGGATGGACCTCGGAGACCCGGCCTGGCTGGCGGAGCAGTTCCGGGAGCTGCACCGCAGGATCGACGACTTCATCCGGGGCGGGTTCCTGGCCAACTCGGCGGTCGACTCCTCCTCGGGCTCGGGCTCGACCTTCCTTCTGACCGAGTCCGCCGACGGGGCCGGCTCCGCCGGCTTCCAGTTCGACTACGGCGCCAACACCCTGGGCGTGTACCAGACCTCCGACGGCAAGGTGCACATCGCCAAGATCGCCGGCGCCACCGGGGTCGCGTTCGACGCCAACGTCCCGGTCACGGTGGCCTCGAGCTTCACGGTCACCGGCACCAAGTCGTTCGCCACCGCCCACCCGACCGTCCCGGGTGCGTGGATCATCCACGCCGCGACCGAGTCCCCGGTCAACGGCATCGAGTACTGGGGCACCGCCACCCTCGACGCGCACGGGGCCGCCACCGTGGTCCTGCCGCGGTACTTCGAGGGCCTGGCGAAGGCCGAGAACCGGCAGGTGCAGCTGACCTACCAGGCCCCGGTTCCCGCCGCACCGCCAACAGTGCTGGCCGCAACGGCTATTGCTGGTGGACAATTCACCTTGAGCGGCCCCGCCGGCGCGACCGTGTGCTGGCTGGTCAAGGCCGAGCGCCGCGCCACCGGCGACGCCCCCATCGAGTTCCTCGACGAGACCCTCAGCCCCCCTGGCAACGACCCGGGCGCGATCCCCGCAGACCGCCCGGGTCAGCCCATGTCCGGGGACCGACCCGCACCCGCCGTCTGGCCCACTAACAGGAGCACCCCATGACGTTCACCGCCTGCCCGGCCTGGATCGAGACGGGCCAGAACGAGTCGTTTACGGCCCGGCAGATGCTCAACTCCCTCGTCGAGTACCCGGGCCTGGCGACGTGGGGCGAGCTCGCGGTCACCCAGTCCGCGACCCCGGCCATGTCCGTCTCCATCGCCGCCGGGCGCTGCTTCATCCGCGGCTCTGCCGCGAACCTCAGCGGCCAGATATTCAACGCGCAGGGCATGTACTTCGGGATGAACGACGGGCCCCTGACCCGCACCATCCAGCCGGCGAACGCGACGAACCCGCGAATCGACCTGGTCTGCGCCACAGTCACCGACACCTCCTATGGAGGGGCGTCGAACAGCGGGGACATCACGGTCGTCACCGGCACGCCGAACGCGACCCCGCAGCCGCCGGCGACCCCGGCGAACTCGTACGCGCTCGCGCAGGTGTACGTGGCCGCGAACGCTCCCAGCATCACCAACGCGAACATCACCACGGTGGCCGTCCCGTACGACTACCTCCACGTCGAGCTCTCGGGTCCGACCCTGTCCGGCCTGCCGACCGGGACCAAGAACAACTTCGGCACCATGTCCATCCAGTCGGCCAACTCCTTCAACTACCAGCTGCCCGGCACGACCACCCCCTCCTGGATTCAGGGCCTCTCCAACGGCCAGGTGCAGCTCCTGCAGGACGGCAACTACGTCTTCACCCTCCGCTACGCCAACCCTGCCGGCGACCCGGGCGCCCTCACGCTCGGCATCGACCTGTCCGGGTCCCGCTCGATCGGCGGCATGTTCATGGCCTCCCGCGACGCCTCGTACATCGACTACCACCTCTCGGTGTCCGGGCAGGTCCGCTGCCAGGCCAACGACGTCCTCAGCCTCTACCACTACTCGTCCAACGCCCCCAACTGCTCGGGCTACTTCTTCATCGACAAGCTCTCCTGACGGGACACCCACCATGGTCATGAACGGCACGGACACCTCGGCCTTCCAGCCCGGCACCCCGAACATCGGCTCGAACAAGTTCGGCTGGGTCAAGGCCACCGAGGGCGTCGGCTGGGAGTCCCCAGTCTGGCGGCAGCAGATCGCCGCGTTCCGCTCCGTCCACGACGGCGCCGGCTACTACCACTTCGCCAACGGCCTGAACACGGCCACCGCGGAGGCGTACTACTTCTGGTCCAAGATCAAGGACACCTGGCAGCCGGGCGAGCCGATCGCGCTCGACATCGAGGGCGACTTCTTCGTCCACACCGGCGACCCGATCGGCTGGGCGCTCGCGTTCTGCATCGTCATGAAGCAGCTCTCCGGCCTGACCACCGTGATCTACAGCGACTGGGCGCACATCAAGTCCCCGCGCTGGAACTGGCAGCCCCTCGTCGACTTCGGCTGCGGCCTGTGGGGTGCGGCCTACAACTCGTCCGGGTTCGGCGACCCCGCCCCCTGGCCGGTCATCTTCTGCTGGCAGAACTCGGACAAGGACGAGTCCACCGGCGGGGACGACGACTACTGCTACGGCGACCTCACCACGTGGCGCGCGTACGGAACACCTCAAGGAGCGAAGAAGATGGCTGACATCACCGACCCCATCCCCCGGTTCGGGGACGACGGCAAGCCCGACGGCACCAACACCTCCGTCGAGCTCGAGGCCGAATGGGCCAAGGCCAACAAGGACGCGGTCATCAGCGCGGTCAACGAGGCGGCGAAGTGGGTCGTGTCGCAGGTCAACCTGCACGTCGACCAGGCGCTGCAGGGCCTCCCGGCACCGAAGATCACGCTGAACGACGCGCAGGTCGCGACGCTCGCGGCGCAGCTCGTCGCCTCCGCCGGCCCCGGCCTCGCGCAGGACGTCCTCGCTGCCTACCAGGCTCAGATCACCAAGAAGTAGCCATGGACCGCCACGACGAACTCTGGGCCGCTCACCCGGCCGTCCCGACCGGCAAGGAGCTGCCCGTCGGCGACCGGGCCGCGGACATGCTCCGGGCCGGGATGGGGTCGTGGCCGTTCATCTTCGGCTTCCTGGGCTTCATGGCCTGCTGGATGGTCTGGAATGTCATCGCCCTCGGGGTCCTCCGCTTCGACCCCTTCCCGTACATCCTGCTCAACCTCGGCCTGTCCACTCTGGCCGGGCTGCAGGGCGGGATCCTGCTCATCTCGGCCAAGCGGCAGGACGCGATCAACGCGGCCCTGGCCGAGCACGACCGCCAGATCATGGGCGAGATCCACGCCATGCTCACCGAACTCAGGGGGAATCACGGTGACTGAGACCAACACCATCGCCGCCATCATCTCCGCCATCCTCGGCCTTCTCGGCGGGCTCGTGTGGATGTGGCGGCTGTCCATCGTCCTGGTGCGCCGCTTCGACGCCCAGGACCACCGCCTGGCCATGCAGGACAAGGTCCTGGCCGACATCAAGCACGAGGTGTTCCCCAACTCGGGCAAGTCCCTCCGCGACGCGGTCGACACCGCAGCGACGGAGGGGCGGGCCAACGCAGCCGAGCTCAGGCGGCTGCACCGGAAGGTGAACCGGTTCCGCCGGGACCTGCAGCAGACACCACCACCGAAAGGAAACCACCAGTGAACCCGTTTAAGGCATTCGCGGCGTTCGTCGCGGCCATCTCCCCGAAGGTCAAGGGGGGCCTCATCTGGGGCACCCTCGCCACCCTCGCCGTGGCGTTCCTGAGCGCCATCACCCCGGGGCAGCTCGCCTGGGCCGGCCCCTGGGCTCCGGTGCTGTTCTCGGCCATACCGCTCCTGACCGCGCAGATCGCCGCCTGGACCAAGACCGACCCGCTCCGGGTGAAGGGCCAGCAGGCCCTCGCGGCTGAGCAGGCCGCCGGCGGCGTGGAAGTCCCCGACGTCCCCCCGGCGCCGGCCGTGCTGCCCCCCGTGGTCGTCCCCATCCAGGCCGTGCCCGTCCCGGAGCCGGCCGCTGACCCCGCGCCGGCCCCGGCGCCCGAGCCCGCCCCGAAGGAAGGCTGAATCCGATGATCGAGAAGCGCAAGGTCACCATGACCAACGCCGTCGCCGAGGCGAACGGCACGGTCTCCATCCACAAGGCCGAGGACTACGTCCCGCTCGAGATCCTCGAGGCGTACGTGGCCGACGCCAAGAAGCGCTGGCAGGCCGTCGTGGTGGACCACGAGGCCGGCCACGACCCGGGCCCCGGCGGGGACGACGGGGAGACGCACTACCCGGTGCACCTGACCGACCCCAACCACCCCGACTACCCACTCTGAGGAGGACTGACCCATGGCCAGCTATGAGTCCACGACGTTCAAGAACGCGGTCTGCACCAGCGCGGGCACGAACCAGATGAAGTACGGGGCGCTGTGCAGCACCGCCCCGACGGCGTCCGCGTTCGGCACCGAGCTCACGAGCGGCTCCCCGGCGTACGCGCGCATCGCCTCCGCCTGGGGCGCCGCGTCCGCCGGCGCGATCACCCAGGCCGCGATGGCGTTCAACGTCGCCGCCTCGACCACCGTGGTCGGGTTCGGGTTCTTCGACGCCGCGACCGTCGGCAACTACCAGAACGCGTGCGACATCACCTCGCAGACGTTCGCCTCCCAGGGGACGTACAGCATCACCCCGACCTACACCCAGAACTAGCTGTGCACGGGAGCTCGTAGTGTGCTCTCGGGGGCAACCACCAGTAGAGGAGATAACCACTATGAGTATCCACAAGCGGCTCGCGGCGTTCACGGCAGGGCTCTCGGGCCTTGTCGTCGCCGCGGCCATCGGGCTGAGCGGCGCGGGCGCCGCGTACGCCGGCACCAACGTCGGCGGCATCGAGGCGGAGACCATGTCGTACCCGTCCGGGTCCGCGGCCGTCATCAACGACTCGACCGCCTCCGCCGGGAAGGCCCTCGAGGTCACCGACAACGTCACCGTCCAGGGCACCATCACGACGACGGCCGCCGCCGACCACCTGTGGCTGCAGGCGCACACCGACGCCGGCACCACGGCGCACTACAACGTGATCGTGGACGGGGTCACCGTCGCCACGGGCGCGTCCACTTCGTGGTCCACGTGGGCCTCGTACGACTGGACCGGCTCCTGGGCCGCCGGGACGCACACGGTCAAGTTCGCCTTCACGAACGCGACCTCGACGAACCTGTACCTGGACAGGACGAACTTCGCCAGCAGCAACCCGGCGTCCCCGACCCCGCCGCCGACCGCACCGGCGACGGAGACCGGAACCCTCGTCACGTCCACGTACACGACCGGCTACGGCTACTGGGACAACACCCCGGCTGGCAGCTCGACGATCTCCAACCCGGTGATCCACTCCGTCGCGGGCGGCACCGGCACGTGGGCTGACCCGGTGACCGTGGCCGTGGGCCACAGCATCACCAACGGCGTCGACACGCTCGACTACCCGGCGGGCACCCGGATGTACGTGCCGAACCTGCAGAAGTACCTGATCGTCGAGGACACCTGCGGCGACGGCTCCAGCCCGCAGACGGAGCCGTGCCACCAGCTGTTCAACAACACCACCGGCCAGTATGCGGGCCAGAACGCCGACCCGGGCTCGACGGTGTGGATCGACATCTGGGTGGGCGGCAACGCCAACACCAGCGCGACCCTCACGAACGACTGCGAGGACAGGATCACGGCGGACCACACGGTGATCTTCAACCCGTCGATCCAGACGTACAAGGTCACGACGGGCGATATCTCCGGCTCGACGTGCCAGACCGGCTACGGCGAGACCCCGCAGCTGCAGTAGCCATGCTGGGACCGTACACGACGCCGAACCCCTGGGTCTTCGGGGCGAACGACCCACAGGGCAACTCGCTGTCCATCTCGGTCCCATGGAACAGCTCGACGCGCGCACTGCAGAACGCCACTGTGGTGCGCGCGTCGGGCTGCACCCTCTTCACCGTCTACATCGGGCTCGGGGCCGACGGCCAGCCGGAGACCTCCGCCAACGTCTACAGCGTCCCAGTCGGGACCGGCACCGTGACAGCCAGGACGCTCTCGCACCATGGGCTGTCCACGATCGACGACCTGCTCGCGCTCCAGGTCACCGCCAACTGAGGGGGCCGGAATGACGCTGACCCCCACCGCAACAGTCAACACCAGCCTCGCCAGCGGTCAGTCGACGGCGACCTCGGCCGCGTTCTCCACGACCACTGGCGACATCATCGTCGTCAAGGGCATCGCGGAGGACTCGTCGGGCACCCTCGGCACCCCGTCCGCCGTCAACGCGACGGTCACGTGGACCCTGCAGAGGTCCTCCACCGTCGCCTCGAACGTCAGCGCCTACATCTGGACCGGTGCGGTCACGGCGGGCAACGCCTCCACCAAGGTCACGGTCACCTCGAACGGCGCGGCCACGCACTGGTCGTTCGAGTGCGAGGTCTGGTCCGGGTCGAGCTGCCAGCTCGCGGCGACCCCGGCCACCAACTCCAAGGTCTCGGGCACCGGGGCGGCCACCTCGACGATCACCACGACCGCGGCGGGCTCCGCGGTGTCGTGGCTGGACGGCGACTGGAACGCCGTCTCCCCGGGCACCCCGACCTACGCCAGCTCCGCGACCGCCGAGGTCACCCCGATCTACTATTCGGGCGGGTACACGGCCTACTACGCCTACCAGCAGGCGGCCTCCGCCGGGTCCCAGACCTACGGCGTCACGGCCCCGACCGGGCAGCAGTACACGGTCATGGCCATCGAGATCCAGGCGAAGGCCAGCGCCTCGTACAGCGACACGGCCGCCCTCTCCGGGACCGGCGTGCTCACTGCATCGGCGAGCCCGGCCATGCCCCAGACGGCAGCGATCGCCGGCGCGGGCGCACTCACCGAGACGGACACGCTAGCGACCGCAGCCAGTGCCGCGCTCACCGGGGCGGGGACACTCACCGGGTCCGGCGCGCCTACGGCTGCCGCCGGCGCCTCGCTCACGGGATCGGGCTCCCTCGGCGCGGGCGCAGCACCCGCCGCGACCGCTTCGGCGGCCCTGGCAGGGTCCGGGTCCCTCGGCGCGGGCGCCAAGCCCGCCACGGGCACGACGGCCACGCTCACCGGCTCCGGGTCGCTCAGCGCGAGCGCCCGGCAGACCGACGCCGGGCCCGCGGCGCTCACCGGCACCGGCACGCTCTCCGCCGGGGCCAAGCCAGCCACCGCCGCCACCGCAGCACTGTCCGGGTCCGGGTCGCTCGGCGCGACGGCGGCCGTCACGGCCCCGGCATCCCTCTCCGGGGCAGGCACGCTCACCGCCGCACCCAAGCCCTCCCTCGCAGCCGCAGCGGCGCTCTCCGGGTCCGGCGCGCTCTCGGCGGGCGTCACCCCCACCGTACCGCTCCCGGCGGCCCTGGCGGGCGCGGGCACCCTGTCCGCGGCTGCCGAGCAGACCGACGCCGGCACGGCGAGCCTCTCCGGGGCAGGGTCCCTCGCCGCCGCCGCGGCCGCGTCCATTCCCACCACCGCAGCGCTCTCCGGGGCCGGGTCCCTGACCGCGTCGGCCGGGACCAACTACATGGCCAACGCCGCCCTGTCCGGGGCGGGCACGCTCGCCGCGTCCGGCGCCCCGAAGCCGGGCACGTCGGCCGCACTGTCAGGCACGGGCGCGCTCACCACCTCCCGGACCCTGACCGAGTCGGCCACGGCCGCCCTGACCGGGGCCGGCACGCTCGGCGCGTCCGGCACCGTGCAGACCGGGACCGCCGCGGCCCTCGCCGGGACCGGCACCCTCACCGGGGGAGCTGCCCCGGGCATGAGCTCGGCGGCGACCCTGACCGGGTCGGGTACGCTCACCGGCGGCACTGCAGCCTTCTCCGACACCGCGGCCCTCACTGGCGCCGGCGCGCTCACGGCTGGCGCAGTCCCTGCAGCAGCCCAGAGCGCGGCCCTGACCGGGTCCGGGGCGCTCAGCAGCACCCAGACCCTCCAGGGGGCCACCAGCGCGTCCCTGACCGGCACAGGGGCCCTCACAGCCTCCGGGAAGCCCCGCACCGGCACGACGGCCGCGCTCACAGGCTCCGGGTCGCTCACGTACTCCTCGGCCGGGTCCTCGAGCGCGGCCGCCGCCCTCTCCGGGACCGGCACCCTGACTGGATCGGGGACACCCGCCGCGTCCTCCACCGCGCCCCTAGCCGGGTCGGGTACCCTCAACGCGTCGGGGACGGCCGCAACAGCCGCCGCCGCCGCGCTGTCCGGGGCGGGTCAATTGTCCATCATCTCCACCCCGGGCACCGCGGCGGCGGGGACACTCACCGGCGCCGGGACCCTGGCCGCGACAGCCGGGACCTCGTACAGCGGCACCGCCTCCATCGCCGGTGCCGGGGCGCTCGCGGCGTCCGGCACGGTCCAGCTCATCCTCACCCCGCAGCTCGCCGGCGCCGGCGCCCTCACCGCATCGGGCACGCCCCGCCCCGTCTGGGCCGCGGCCCTGGCCGGGCAGGGGCAGCTCACCGTCGCCACCATCCTCGCCGAGGCCGCCAGCGCGTCCCTGTCCGGGACCGGGGTGCTCAGCATCAACGCCTCGCTCGTGCCACCCACCTACTCCGTCTGGGCCGTCATGCTTCGCCGGCCCTGGGCGGCCGCGACCGGCTCCCACTGGGGGGCGCCGGTCGCGCCGCGGCGGTGGGCCTCGCGCACCACCCAGTCCTGGTCGAACTCCGGCATCCGCCGCCGATGGAAGGGAACACGCTGATGGACCTCTACCCGAAGGGCACCGGCGAGCTCGTCCCGCTCCGGCTGACCAAGGACGGGGCCGCCGCGACCGCGACGTCCGTGACGGACGTGAACGTGGACGTGTACGCGGCCTCGAGCCCCGCGCCCGGGACGTATTCGGTGCCGTGCGTGTTCTCGAACGGGTACTGGTCCTTCCAGATCCCGCCGAGCCTGGTGCCGGGCCTGTACGCGGTGCGGGCGAAGATCGACGCGCCGGGGGAGGCCGGGGTGCTGCTGGACTGCGGGGAGATCACGATCATCCCCTGATAGGCCCCGCGCCGCGGCGGGGCGAGACCGCGGCAGCCGGACGGCGCGGCCTGTGCACGAGGCCGCGCCGCCCCCCAATCCCACCGAATGACCCCCCGCCCGGCCGTCGCCGAGCGGGGGGCCTTTCCGCGCGTGCACCTGAATCGGGGTGCAGTCGGGGAGCGGCTGCATCAGGCCACGGCGGCCCCTGCAGGCCCCCAGCGGCCTGCAGACATTGCAGCAGCCCGTGTTGATGCCGTCAACGTATGATGCTCAATTATCCGCATCGACTACCACCAGTGGGCACCGAAAACTGCGAGATCACGCGGTTTACGTGATGTTGGCGCAGGTCGCCAGCGGGTTCGATTCCCGTCGCCCCCTCTGTAAAACCGCAGGTCAGAGGCCGGTTCCAAAGTCGTTGTTGACGGGACGGCCGAATCTGTTGATCGCGGGGCTATTCTGGGCCCCATGGCGAGCATCAGGACCATCACCAGGAAGAACGGAACCGTCGCGCACAAGGTCATGTGGCGCGAGGACGGGACGCAGACGTCCCAGACGTTCGACGACCCGCACGAGGCCGCGCGGCTCAAGAAGTTCCTCGACGCCAACGGCGGCCGCTACGCGCTCGCCGTCGCTGCGGCCATGGCGCACGCGGGGAAGGGCCCGACGGTGGCCGACGCGGTCGAGTCTCACCTGGCCTCCCTGTCCGGGCTGGAGGAGCGCACCCCGCGGGACTACGAGGCCATCGCCCGGCTGCACATCATCCCGCAGCTCGGCGCCCGCCGGCTGAACGAGCTGACCCGGAAGGACATCGTGGCCTGGGTCAACGGCCTGTCCAAGACGGGGGCGTCGCCGAAGTCGATCGCCAACTGGCACGGTCTGCTCTCGGCCGTGTTCTCCACGGCGGTCGAGGAGAAGCACATCGAGGCGAACCCGTGCATGGGGGTGAAGCTGCCGAGGAGGCGCAAGGCCGACGACACCGACCGGTTCATCGAGCTGGCCGAGTGGGACCGGTTCCTGAACGAGGAGATCCCGGAGCACTGGCAGCTGCTGTTCCGCACCCTGGCCGGGACCGGGGTGCGCTGGTCCGAGGTGTCCGCGTTCCGCAGGCGCTCCCTGGTGGGGGAGACCCTCAAGGTGCGGGAGGCGTGGAAGAAGGCCGAGGGCGGCTGGTACATCGGCGCACCCAAGACCGACGCGGGCATCCGGGACATCCCCATCGACGGGTACCTGGCCGAGGACCTGCACCGCGCCGCGCACGGGCGGGACCGGGACGACTGGCTGCTCGTGTCCCCGCGCGGCCTGCCCCTGTCGTACCAGTCCGTCCGGGGGAAGGTGTGGGCGCCGGCCGTCGACCGGGCCCTCGAGTCCGGGATCTTCCCGGTGCACCACAAGATCCACGACCTGCGGCACTCGCACGGGTCCTGGCTCGTACAGGACGGCACCGACCTGCCGACCGTGCAGAACCGGCTCGGGCACGAGTCGATCAAGACGACCATCGACGTGTACGGCCACCTGTCCCAGGATGGCCAGAGGAAGGCCGCGGAGAAGCTCGGCGCTCTCCTGCCCCGTCCGACGTCCGCGAGGCGCCGGAAGGCGGCGTAGGACAAGGCTGAGGGCCCCACCCATCGGGTGGGGCCCTCTCGCTGTGTCTCAGGTGAGGACGTCGACCGAGATGGCGTCGAGGACCCATGGCAGCACTGCCATGGCCCCGGCGGCGAGGGCCTTCGCGGTCCCGACGAGGCCGAGCCGGTCGGGGTGGGCGCCGTCGCCGAGCAGCAGCTGGGCGGCGTAGGCGTCGGCGAGCTGTTCCTGACGCCAGTTGGTGCACTTGTCAGCCGTGTGCTCGTGGCCGTAGTAGGCGTGCCCTAGCTCGTGGGCGAACACCGACCGGAATGTCGGCCAGTCCATCCCGGGGCGGAGCAGGATGCTGTTCGTGCGATGTCGGTAGGCGCCGAGCCAGTCGTTGGGCAGGTCCGTCGTGAAGGTGATCGTCACCCCGAGCTCCTGGACGGCTGTTTCGATCCTCGCCATGGCGGTCTCTCTGGGCAGTGCTCTGCCCTTCGTGGCCGCTCCCGCATCCTGAGAGTTCTCTAGCATTACTCCCCATTCCCGTGCTCCCCGATCTGGTACGCGGCGAGGGAGTAGTCGGCCGGGTCAGTGGCCCGGCGGGTTGCCCCCCCGCGCTGATGCCGGCTCCCCCGATGGAGTTTCAGCATCTCGCGTGCGATCAACAGTAGGGCTTCCTGCGAGTCTGGGGGGAGGGCTCCGGCCCCTTGTATTTTGAGCTCGGAGGGGTCCTCGGGCGTTACAGACAGGCCGAGCGACCTGGCGCAGGCGTGGAGGACGTCGGCGGCGGACATGCCGAGGCCGAGCGCGAGGCCCTGGATGGTCTCGGGGCTGGGGAAGGCGCTCAGCGGCTTCCCGGTGGCCATCTGTTGGAGCCGTTTCGATCCGGGGTCGCCGCCGCAGTCGCGGGAGAGCCTCTCGTAGGATCGGTCGCCGCGGCGCTCGTTGATCAGCTGGGCGAGATTCGGGCCGAGCTGCCTACCGCTGGTGGTGGTCGCTTGCATGGGTGTCTCCTGTCCCTGGTTGCTGGTGTCATCTGCCTTGCATGTGCTGCCCCAATTCCTTGCACAACTACTGGGTGACACACATAAGTCTATCGACTGTAGTAATTGCGTCTACCACTTGTAAGCTATCACTTCCTGCACAAATCGCTATCGACTAGCTATTGATAGTGGACGCTATAGCGTTGTACAGTAGACATACACGCACAGAAGATGCTCAGATCGAGCCATCGACGTGTCCAACAAGTTTCGATCAACAGTAGAAGGAAGGGGAACCAGCGATGGCCGAACTGATGACGCCGGAGGAAGTATCAGCGTCCCTCGATGGCCGGATCTCCGCCTGGACGATCAAGGCGCTCGTCCGGAAGCGGAAGGTCGCCTGCACCCGCGGCCCGCACCGCAAGGTGCTGTTCACCGAGGAGCAGAGGCGGGCCATCCTGACCCACCTCACCGACGACCCCGCGCAGGAGACCACCGCCCCGGGCGCGTTCAAGGGCACCGCCCGCTCCGAGGCGGCCAGGAGGGGCAAGAAGTGACCGTCGACCTCGTGCGCGACCTCGTCGCCAAGCACCCCCACGAACTCATCCCGTTCGATGAGGCGCAGGAGCTCGCGAACGCCCTCGGCGGCCGCGTCTGCCTCATGTGCCTCGAGATGGCCCGGCTGCACTTCCACCTGAGCACCGAGGCCGAGGAACACTACCGGCCCGCCCACCTCGAGGAGGCCGGCCACTTCATGTCCCGCGTCGTCACCGAGGCCCAGGAGCCGCAGCCATGAGCGACTTCATCGTCACCGAGCCAGGCATCTACCACGACGTGCCAGAAGATACCTACCACGCCGACCCGGTCCCCGAGGGGTCCCTGTCCGTCTCGGGCGCGAAGGTCCTGCTGCCCCCGGGCACCCCGGAGAAGTACCACTGGACCCGCACCCACCCGGAGAAGAAGGATGCCTTCGACTTCGGCACCGCGGCGCACTCCCTCGTCCTGCAGGGCGAGGAGGCGTACCAGGCCACGGTCAAGGTCCTGCCCTTCGACGACTGGCGCACCAAGGACGCCCAGACGAAGAAGGCCGAGGCCGTCGCCGCCGGCCTCGTGCCCCTCCTCACCAAGGACGACGAGAAGGTCCGGGCCATGGCCGCGAAGCTGCGCGAGCACAAGGAGGCGATGGAGACGTTCGACATGTCCCGCGGGGCCGCCGAGGTGTCCGCGTTCCGCCGCGACCCCGAGACCGGGGTGTGGCTCCGCAGCCGGTTCGACTATCTCGGCGACGAGATCATCGGCGACTACAAGACCACGACGTCGTGCGACCCGGGCCATTTCTCCCGGGACGCCGCGAAGTTCCGCTACCACATGCAGCAGGCCTGGTACGAGGACATGGCGGTCGGGCTCGGCCTCATCGAGCGCCCCCGGTTCCGGTTCGTCGCCCAGGAGAAGGAGGCGCCGTACGCCGTGAACGTGATCGTCCTCGACGACTTCGGGGTCCGCACCGGGCGGGCGCTGAACCGCGAGGCGATCGACATCTACTCCCAGTGCGTCACCTTCGACGACTGGCCCGGGCACCGCGGCGTGACCACGGTGGCCCTGCCCTCCTGGGCTCAGTACGAGGCGGACATCGCCTAAGCAATCCCACCCGAAAGGACAGCTCCAATGACGGACAGCAAGAAGGCCCTCACCGAGGCCGACATCCTGGCGAAGCTGCGGGAGCCGTTCCCGCCGAACCAGATCAGCAAGCTCCCCAAGCCGTACTCGAAGGAGGGGAGGAAGGGCAACTGCCCCGAGTGCAACGGCTACCACGGGCTCCCGGCCGTGCACCTCGACTACGTCGGGCACGCGGCCATCACGGCCCGGCTGCTCGACGCCGACCCGAACTGGTACTACGAGCCCCTCGCCGTCGGCCCAGACGGGCTCCCCGCATTCGACCGCAACGGCGGACTGTGGATCCGCCTGACCGTCGGGGGCATGACCCGGCTCGGCTACGGGGACGCCCCCGGGAAGTCCGGCGGCAACGCGGTCAAGGAGGCCATCGGCGACGCGCTCCGCAACGCCGGGATGCGCTTCGGCATGGCCCTCGACCTCTGGCACAAGGGCGACCTGTACGAGGCCGAGGTGGAGAAGGGCAAGGCTCCCGAGACGCGGCAGAACGGGCAGCAGAACGGTGCCCGCTCCGCCGAGCCGGCCCCGCAGGTCGACTGGCTCGCCGAGGCCCAGGCAGCGAAGGGCAACCGCGCGGCGCTGCAGCAGATCTGGAACGCCGCCCGGGCGGCGCACGCCTCGACGGCCCTCCTGAACCAGATCAAGTCCCTCGCCCAGCAGCCGCAGCAGCCGCCGCGGCAGCGTGACTTCATCAGCGAGATCGACGACGCCGACGGCAATGTAGACGCGCTCAAGTCGCTTTTCGACGCCGCCATGGCCGCCGGCGACACGGAAGCCGCGGGCGTGATCAAGACGGCCGCCGACGCGATCCTCGGGAGCCAGGCGTGATCGTCCCGCACGTTCCCCGGATGACGGGGACCGCGAAGCCGGGGGAGGAGCCGGAGTACCGGATGCGGGCGTGCCGTCGGTGCGGCCGCATCCGGCCCGCCCGCCCCGAATCCACCCACTGCGAGGACTGCATCGAAGTCCTGGCACATGAGAACGACCCAGAGGACCTTTTCGACGACGAGGTCCTCGACCAGCTCTGGAAGCGAGAACCATGAACACCAGCCCCAACATGTACTCCCGGGTCACCGTCTCGGCGATCCTGGGCGACAGGCCCTACTCCCACCGCGGAGCGGACGGGACCATCACCCACACCACCATGGAGCTCCACGTCGGCGAGGGCGGGACCCGCGTGTACTGCACCGCGTTCGCCCAGAACGCCCAGCAGATCGACGCGGCCAAGCTCAACAAGGGCGAGCACATCCTGGTCTACGGCCGGCTCCGGCCCTCCTCGAAGCAGGGGGAGCGGTCGAACTGGGTCGAGGTTCAGGAGATCGCCGTCGGCATCCGGGAACTCGAGGGGGAGGAATGAGCGAGACATTCGACGGGCTCGCCGAACAGCTGCAGATGCACGCGAGCGCGCACCACTGCGACGGGCGCTGGCACTGCGACGCCCCCCACTGCAAGGCCCGCTGGGACGTCGAGCAGCACCCCGCGGCGTACCACGAGCACCACGCGGCGGTGGCCTTGGTCTGGCTCGAGGAGGTCGCTGCGGCCGACGCGGGCGACGCGCTCAACGAGGCCCAGGCTGCGGTCAGGACAATGGAGACACCGTCCTCCTTCGACCCCAAGGTTGACGCGGCGCTGACCCGGTTCAGGTACTTCAACACGATCGTCTCCTGGCTCCGCGGGGTGGGAGAGGGGCACCTGCCGTGAGCGTCGCCCCGAAGTTGAAGTGGACCCGGCAGGACTGCAGCGTCTACCGCAACCCGAAGATCCTCAGACTGCTCGGCCACGAGCACGGCGCGGACGCCTACACGGCCTGGTCCTTCGGCATCGCGTACTCGGCGGAGAACGGGCTGGGAGGGCTGATCCCGTACGAGTCCCTGACGTTCGTGCGCGGCACGGAGGAGGCCGTGAAGCTCCTCGAGGACGAAGGGTTCTGGGAGCACTGCCCGCAGGGCTGGATCGTCCACGACTGGGACGACTACCAGCCGGGCGCGTCGTACGAGGCGTCCGCCGTCTCCGAGGACGAGGCAGAGAGGAGGGCGAAGGTGTCGGCGACGAAGCGGCGGGCCGCGCTGAAAAGGTGGCATCCCGAGCTGTTCGAGAAGGGTGCCGAACAATGAGTGTACGGTGCCGTCCTATGCGCTTCACAGGAATGCACAAGCCATGCACAAGCCATGCACGAGCCATGCGTTTTCATGCACGTGCATCATGCAGCGGGATGCACTCTCGATTCTGCATCCTGCCGCGCCAGCACTGGGAAGCGGGGGGTCTCGGGGTCTATGCACTTCGATGAGCGAACGATTCGTACACGATTGCACAGATGCACCTACGTAACGTAACGATACATAAGAACCTCACCTGAGTAGGTATCTCACCTGTTCTTCTACTCACCTTCTTATTGAGATTGATTCAAATCAAACTTTGGTGACGCGCGAGAGGAAGCATCCATGAAGCTCGACCCCAAGACCGGGACCGCACTCGCTGTGGTCCTGGCAGCCATGAGGCCAGACTGGCCCGGAGAGTCGGTGGTCACGTTCCTGCGGACCCACGCCGACGCCCTGCCCTTCAAGAGCCTCTCCGGGTTCATCGTCGCGGCCGTGACGACCGCGAACGACCCGGGCGCACTCACCCCGGGCGCGATCCTGCACGCCCGGGAGGCCGCGACCCCGTCGACGGCCCAGGCGCCGGCGCAGGGCGCAAGGTGTGTGGACCACCCGATGTACCCTGCAGCCACGTGCCTGTACTGCACGTCCGAGATCAAGGGCGGGGACAGGCCGAAGAACATGCGGGGGCTCCACTGGGAGGTCCAGCCCGCCCAGCACGAGCCGCTGCCCCACATCCCCACCCCGTCGGGGCCGACGTGGATGGACCGGGCAATGGGAAAGGACGAATAGCCATGCCTTCGGAAGCTACTGCCGATAGCTGGACCGGGAACCCGCAGGAGCCCCTGAGAGCCTCGCGCACCCCCTCCCAAGCACTCAGTGCCACCCCCCTGCACGTTTGGGGCCCCACGCCCGCACAGCGCCCCGCTCCGGGGCCGAAGCGCCGATCGCACGGCAGGCGGAAGTGCGACGACCCGGTCGTGGTGTCCAACACCGGGCTCAACTGGCACAACCACACCGGCACCCCGGCCTGCCGCCGCTGCAAGGAGTCCTCCCGGCTGTACGCGATCTTCTCCCGCCTGCGCCGGTTCGGCCGGTGCCTGCTCGGCATCGAGGACCTGGTCGAGTTCGCCCGGGCGTGGGAGCAGCTCCCCGACGACAAGGACCGCCCCATGAAGGCCGCGGAGGCCATGATCGAGGGGATGAGCAGGCTGTGAGGCCCGTCGTCGGGATCGACCCGTCTCTGACCAGCACCGGGATCGCAATCGCCATCGACGGGAAGGTCGAGACCGGCCGCGTCCGCTCCAAGGGCTCCAAGGCTGACGGCTGGGAGGACCGGGTCGGGCGCATCATCACCCTCGCCCAGCAGATCACCGACCAGGTCCCCGCGAACAGCCTCGTCATCATCGAGGCACCCTCGTACGGGAGCGTCTCGACGAGCGCGCACGACCGAGCCGGCCTGTGGTGGCTCATCTTCACCAAGCTGTACCTCGAAGGCTGCGACATCCTCCCCGTCACCCCCGCCCAGCGGATGACCTACGCCGTCGGGAAGGGCGGCGGGGCCGGCACCGACAAGGACAACATCCTCGCCGCGGCCATCAAGCGCTACCCGGAGATCGACATCACCGGCAACGACGTCGCCGACGCCGTCATCCTCGCCGCCATCGGGGCCCGCCTCGACGGGCACCCGCTCGAGGACACCATGCCCGCGGCCAACCTGCGGGCACTCGCCAAGCTCACCATCGAAGGAAGCCAGCCGTGAACATTCCCGAGTTGGACAAGGTCGCCAACGCCGCCGCCGTCCAGGTCCTCGCCTCGCGGGACGACCCGCGCCTGACCAACCAGCTGCTGCAGGAGATGGTCCACGGCCGCAACTTCGCCGAGTCCATCTTCCTGCTCGGGGCGGTCGCCCAGCGCCTGGCCATGATCATCAGCCTGGACGGGCAGATGATCGACGGGTTCATGGGCGAGGGCGTCTACGACGGCCTCGTGCAGACCACGGCCCTCCGGCTCGCAGAGACGGGGAACACGCCATGATCGCCGCGCACGACCCGATCGTCGGGACCATCTGCATCGCCTGCGGGCGCCCGCTCCACGACGGCCACACCGAGGACTGTCCCGTCCCGGACAACCGGTGGGAGCTCGACGGGGACTGCGCCCGCTGCCACAACCCCCTGAACGGGGACGCCGCCCTCGAGCCCCAGACCGGCTTCGTCCACCCCGAGTGCACCCAGGAGGGTTCGTGAACGCAACCGAGGCCGAGACTGGCCTGGAGCAGATCCTGGCACTGGATTTCGACCCGCAGGTGCCGTGCTGCGAGTGCGAGTTCCAGGGCCTACCCCCGACCGCGGCCGTCGCCTACCTGGTGAAGTCATGCGGGTGCGAATGGTCGGTGGGCCCGTTCTGCGCGGCGCACCGCAAGGCGATCGAGGACAAAACGGCGCGGAGCGCATTCACCTACTGTGTCGGCTGCTACGCCTCGCCCATCACCTACCACTGGGTGCCGATCAAGGAGGGATCATGACCGCCCCGGACGACGCGGAAGTCCTCAAGGAGCTGGACTTCGCCATCACCTGCCAGAACCCGATGAGCTGCACCGAGCCGGCCGTCTGGATCATGAAGAACTCCTGCTGCGGCGCCACCGTCGGCTACCTGTGCAACCAGGGCCTAGCCCGCGTCATGAACCAGACGGCCGGGCTGCAGCTCGGGGGCGTCACCCTCGAGTGCCAGGACTGCCACACGGTTCGGTTCCCGAGCAAGGCGTTCGTCTACGAGGCCATCGAGGGGGAGCCATGACGGCCACCGACGTCGAGATCGGCATCGAGCTGTTCCAGGAGATCGACTCATCCGGGGAACTCTCGTGCGAGCGGTGCGACGGCCCGGTCGACTGGACCCAGGTCATGAAGTGCTGCGGCGCGACCATGGACATGTGCGACGACCACCGCCGGCAGGACATCGAGGTCGAGAAGTCGTGGCTCGCGAAGGGCAAGTACTCGGCGTGCAAGCGCTGCAAGCACGTCTGGGAGCCCCTCGAGGGCTACACGTGGATCAAGCGTTGAGCTGTGCACCGGACCCCCCACAATGAACCCAGAGCGCGCTGGCGCGCTCGCAACGTCTACTGACAGGAGACGAAACGTGAACCGACGAGAGCGAGAAGCCCTCTCCGCGCACATGCAGGCGCATCTCGAGCAGCAGGCCACACTGATCCGGCTCATGGAGCTGGTCGCCACCAGCCTGATGACCACGGCCGACGGGATCAAGGAGCTCAAGGAGGCCGTGGGCGGCACCGTCTCGGACGTGCACCAGGCCGTCTCCGGCGTCGAGGAGGAGCTGCGCACCGCGAACCTCCTCCAGACCCTGACCATCGACCCCCACCACATCGCACCGACGTCGCTGCGCACGCTCGACGTGGTGCAGGACCGTCTCGGCATCCAGAAGGGTGCCCCAACCCCCAGGAGCAACGCATGAGCAACGAAACCGGCGGCGGCATCGGCATTGTCGGCGCCCTGACCCTCATCTTCGTCGTCCTCAAGCTGGTCGGCGTCATCGGCTGGTCGTGGTGGTGGGTCCTGTCCCCGCTGTGGATCAGCTTCGGGCTCGGTCTGGTCATCCTGTTCTTCGTCGGTCTCGTGTTCGTGGTCACCGCCATCTTCGGGGGGTCCTGATGTTCTGGGTCCTGATCTTCGCCGCCCTGGCCGTCTTCCAGACTCTCGCCGCGTACGCCAGCATCGTGCACCACGACGGCTGGAACGCGGTGGTCAACGCCGGCTTCGTCATCATCGACCTCGTCATGTTCATCTGGGCGGTCGCCCGGGCCCGGGGCCCGCGCCGCAGGTGGCACGGCACCTACGACACCGACCTGCTCATGAACACGCCCCGGGCCGAACTGGAGAGCCTCGTCACCAAGAACGTCCGGCTCATGGCCAACCGGGCCGGCGTCGACGACCAGGACATCGTCTGGTCCAAGCCGCGCACGTTCAAGGGCAAGGACGGCAAGACGTACTGGGAGATCACCGCCGCCGAGTCGCGCCGCAAGGGACGGAGGGTGCAGCGGTGAGCCTGCCCAAGGCCGTCATCTTCGACCTCGACGGGACCCTGGTGGACACGACGGAGATCCAACACCTGGTCGCCGCCGCCCACCCCGAGTTCACCGAGTTCTCGCTGGAGACGTTCACGGCCCGGTCGCTGTTCTGCCCGCCCCGGCGGGAGGTGCTGCAGCAGCTCGAGGCCGAGCGGTCATCCGGGAAGGCGGTCATCATCCTCTCCGCCCGGCGCGAGCGGGACCTGGCGATCTCCTCGTCATGGCTCGACACGCACCGCATCGGGCAGGCCGAGCTGCACCACCGGCACGAGTGGGAGCACCTCTCCGACGCCGCGTACAAGCTGTCCCGGCTCGAGCAGATCCGCACGCGCTGGGACGTCACCTGCGCGTGGGAGGACAACCCCCACGTCGTCAAGGCGTACCGCCAGGCGGGGCTCCACACGGTCCTCGTCCCCGGCTGGCTGCCGTGAATAGCTACCGCCAGTAGAAGGAATGGGAACAATGGCGACCCACACCTCGCAGAACCCGGTGGTGCAGTACGCACAGCACCCCGTGCAGCTGCACCGCATCGTCGACACCTACGGGCGCACCCCGGCACCGCCAGCCCCGTCCATGGCGATCTTTGTCAACGGGATGCCGGTGGCCTGGTTCACCGACGACCAGGTCGCCGCCATCCTCGCCGAGCATCTCGAAAGGAGCGGCCATGGTCGCGCATAGGCTCCATACCAAGCGGGACTGCGAGCACACCACCGTCCACCACGAGCACGGGACCATCACCGCATACACGGAAGACGGGTGCAGGTGCGACGACTGCGCCGACGCCTCCGCAGACCACCGGAACTGGCAGCGCAGGCTCCGGGCGTACGGCCGCCACCAGCCCTTCCTCGTCGACGCCTACGCCGCCCGCGAGCACCTCCTGGCCCTCCGCGCCAACGGCATCGGGTTCCCCCGCGCGGCCGAGCTCGCCGGGCTCGGCAAGAGCACGGCCAGCAAGATCGTCTCCGGCTACCAGAAGACCGTGAGCCGCGAGACCGAGGCGAAGATCCTGGCCATCCCCCTCGAGGTCCCGAAGGCCGACAACAGGGCCATCGACGGCACCGGCACCCGCCGCCGCATCCAGGCCCTCATCGCCGTCGGCTGGTCCTGCCCCAAGCTCGAAGCCCGGCTCGGCCTCTCGAAGAACTGGACCGACCAGCTCCTCAAGGGCGGGAACGTCACCCCCGCGAACGCCGAGAAGGTCCGGGCGCTCTACGACGAGCTGTGGGACAAGCGCCCGCCGGCGCCGCAGGGCCGCTACGAGAAGACCGCACTGGCCCGGACGCTCCGCTGGGCGAAGGAGAACGGGTTCGCCTTGCCCCTGGCATGGGACGACGAGACCATCGACGACCCGGCCGCCCAGCCCGTAGTGGAGCAGAGGCGCGATAGGAAGCGCTACCACCTCAAGGAGGACGTCGTCGAGGACATGGACTGGCTGCGCAGCAACGGCGCGTCCGCGGGCGAGACAGCGAGGCGCATGGGCATGACCCTCTCCGGGCTCGAGCAGGCCGCCGTCAGGGCGGGCCGTAGGGACCTCGCGTCGTGGTGCCGCAACGAGCGGCACCGGGAGTGGGCGGCATGAAGGTCAGGTGGGGGTGGGCCGGGTTCTTCGTCCTCTGCATCGTCTCCAACGCCCAGGTGTTCGGCCCGTCCCTGTTCGCCATCCTCACCGTGCTCGGCATCTCGTGGCTGCTGCGCATCGCCGAGCACCACTCCGGGAGGCACTGGTGAACTGCCCCGACTGCGGCAAGGAGCTGCGCCCGCAGGGCACAACCCTGGCCGACCGCCCCGGCACCGTCCTCGCCGGCGGCCGCGGGCTGTGCGCGGGCGACTGGAAGCGGCACCGGCAGAACGGCACCCTCGACCAGTTCCCCCTCCTGGTCCGCGGCGACGGGCCGCCCCGCCCGCCCCGCCGCGAGCCCGAGATCGACGAGGCCCGCCACCGGCACAACGTCGCCGGCGCCGCCGCCTGGCACAGGGAGCGCCGCATCCGGCTCAAGATGCCCAACGGCGACGGCTCCCTCGACAACGCCAAACCCCTGAAAGGACTCCTCTGATGATCAAGCTCACCCCGAAGTTCAAGGAAGACCCGGTGCTGTGCGTGCGGGACAACAAGGACGACGGCTACATCCACTTCGACCAGCACACCGCCACGGGTGTGAAGTGCCTCGGCTCCTACCTCAAGAGCGCGATCCTCAACGAGCTCGACGCCGTGGACAAGGACAAGTTCAACGAGGTCGTGGACGCCACGGTCGCGGCCAAGTTGGGAGCCAATAGCGCGTACTGGATGCCTGCGAGCGAGCACCAGACGCTCCTCGACGTCGAACGCTCGGCGGTGAGGACCGCCGAGAGGCAGCGGGACGCCGCCGAGAACGACGCCCGGGCGCTCAGGGCCCGGCTCGAGGCCGCCGAGTCGAGGCTGGAGCGTGTCCGGGCCGTCCGCAACGAGTGGAGCAAGACGATCGGCCGCAGCGGCCATGTGGCCGAGATCGACGAGGCGCTCGGCGACGTCCCGCCGTTCATGCTGCCCAGCGAGGGCGGCATCGAGTTCACCGCCCGCAACGAGCTCGGCCTGCCGGTCACGTTCTGTTCCGTCTGGAACACCTCGAGGGAGCTCCCCGACACCGTCCTGTACGTCAACGAGAACAACTACGTCTACACCGCCAAGGACGTCATGGAGAGCTTCAAGGACCACCGCCTGGTGGAGGGCCGGTGATCCGCGAGACGTGCGGCTGCGGGGCCGTCATCGAGTACCCCGACCACCTCGGCATCGAGCCCGCCGAGAACTGGCGCGAGACCCACTGCCACAAGCCGAAGGAGGAGCGGCAGCCCGAGAAGCAGGGCGCCGGGTTCGCCTCCGTCTCCCACGGCGCCACCGTCACCCCACCGGCCAAGTTCCACGAAAGGGCAATGGCATGAGCATGAGCCAGGAGGAGGTCCGGTCGAAGCTGGACGCCCTCATCTCCCAGATCTCCCACGAGGCCGGCGACGGCGTCGTCACGGACTGGCAGCTCGCCGTCGTGTCCGTGTCCACCGAGGACCTCGCCAACTCCGAGACCCGGTACACCCTGTACGGGTCCCGGATGCCCTACCACGCCGCGTACGGGCTCGCGCAGTGGACCGTGGACGCGGTCATGAACGACCACGAGGAGTAAGCCGTGATCACCGCAGCTATCAAGGCCATCATCGCCTGGTTCGACAGGCCCAGCCCCGCAGACCCGGCCGAGCTCGCGAACGCCATGGAAGTCATCTTCCACCCGCCGGTGAAGTCGAAGGCCGGCCTCGACCGGCTGGGGGTCGGCGCCGTCGTGCGCGACAGCCGGGGCCTGGTCCTCGAGGCCGTCGCCAAGGACGGGGACGGGAACCTCTGGTATCAGACCGGGGATGCCGAGGCGCTCACCACCGCCGCTATCACGCTCCCGGCTGTCGTGATCTGGCTGGGGGTGGAGTGATGCTGGTGCACTGCCTGCGCCGGCATCCGCGGCTGCTCACGTTCGGGGTCCTGCTCCGCGTCCAGCGCCTCACCCGCATCCCCCTGGCCGTGCGCCCGTGCCGGGCGCCTCGGTGTGGTGTCGGGTACGCCCACTCGGCGCACCTGACCCCCCTCGCGCGGGCCGCGCTCGGCGGCCAGTGGACCCACAACTGCCCGGAGAGGATCAAGCCGTGACCGACTACCAGCCGAACGCCGAAGCCATCGAGAAGGCAGCACGGGCACTCGCCGGCCTTGAGGACGGGGAGCCGTGGCCGACGAACGCCGAGCTCGGCGGCAACCTGACCGGCACCCGCGATGACGAATACCACGACGCCATGACCGAGGACGCAACTACCACCCTGTCTGCCGCGTACCCGGCCCTCCGCGCCCAGATCATCCGCGAACTTGCCGAGAAGCATCGCGCCGAACTGGCCGAGGCGTGGGCCGAGGGGGCCCAGGACGAAGCGGACAGATGGGGCCTCTCTCAGGATGAAGCCGAGGCGGGAGAGCGTGCCATCACCTTCACCTGCTCGATGGATAACCCGTACCTCGAATGGACCGAGACCGAGACTGGCGTTTACACGTCAACCCCGACAAGTGCCCGCGCCGGCCAGGAGGAGACCCTGTGATCCACCTCATCCACGACTGGGCAGCATGGAGGGATGAGCGCTATGTCAGCTACTACATGCTCGGGCGATACCTAGTTCAGATCAGCCGGTGCTCAATATGCGGCAGGGCGCGTTCGCGGGAGGTGCAAGCATGACCGCCATTGACATCGCCGCCATCCTCCGCGAGCACGACGACTACATGTTCGATGTCGACAGCGACGGCATCCTCTGCCGGGGATGCCACGCACGCTGTGATACCGACAGCCACGCAACATTCCCCGCCGCCCTCGCCGCGCATCAGGCCGAGAAGGTCTGGGAGGCGCTACGGGCGGACGGGCGCGAGGAATGGGGGGTGCGGGTCACCAATCTCGAGTTCGCTGACAGCGGCGATGTGGACAGGTGCCGCGATGAGGTGACGGCGCGCCGCTGGGTCGGTAAGCGTCTGGCAACCGATGCCGGATACCTCGATCCAGGATTCGAGCCCGTCCGCCGCTACGTCATCACCACCGACTGGGAGACCGCGTGAGCACCGAGTACATGGAGGCCCCGGACAGGTCGTTCCGGGTAACCGACGACCAGGCGGCCGCAGCGTGCGAGCTGTACCACTTCTTCGGCTGGGACCTGCTGGAGAAATCCATCCCAGCCGGCGCCACGGACACGACCGGGGCACCGCTCGACCGGAACAACCGGAACCTGCAGCTGGTCGCCATGTCGATGTGCCTCGCGGACGTCCGCGGCGACGAGCCCCAGCGCGGCTGGGACCGGCTGGGCGACCCGCACTGGCACACGTTCATCAGCTGCCTGCTCGACGCCTACCACAAGACCATCAAGCCGATCCTGGAGGAGACATGAGTGACCTGTACGAGCTCAACGGTCACCCCGTGCTCGACCCGGACGTGAAGATCCTCATGGATGCCTACCGCGAACTGTCGGCCCTGCTCGACCCAATCCGCGCCGCCGCATGGGACGAGGGGTACGCGTGCGGTACGTGCGCGGGCTGCATGGAGCCAACCCCACCCAACCCGTACAGGGGGCCCGCATGAGCGCCAAGATGAAGTGCCGCCACTGCGGCGCCACCGTCCGGTTCGTGATCGGACGGTGGGTGCACTCCTGGCACAACTGGCAGACCCCGCTCTGCACCGCCGACGGCACCCGATATGGGCAGCCGACCGGGCAGACAGCAGAACCCGAGAAGGAGGACGACCATGGCTGATCGCCTCGAGGAGATCAAAGCCCGCCTCGAAGCGTGGCAGGAGGAGCCGTGCAGCTCCGTCGGACAGCCGATGAACTGGCCGGCCAAGTCCGGTGGGTGCTGGTTCTGCGACTCGAAGATCGCCGACGCCGAGGAGGACCCGATTGCGGCACTCAGCCGCCCCTTCATCGTGTGTGTCGAGTGCGGCAACAAGCGCTGCCCCAAAGCCCGATGGCACCACAACGAGTGCACCGCCTCGAACGCATCCAAGCAGGTGTGCGCCTACCCTGAGCCCTTCACACCCGAGGACGTCGCCTGGCTTCTCGCCCAGCTCGAACAGGCCCGGAAGACGAACACCCGGCTGAACCGCCGAGCAACCAAGGCTGAGGCGTTCGTGGGCAAGAGCCTCGGTGAGATGCGTGCGAAGGGGCCCGTCTCGTTCGGGCGCGCTCTGGCCAACCTCGCCGCCGAGATGGCTGACGAGCGGGCACGGAAGGCGGAGGCGCGCGTAGCCGAGCTCGAGGCCGCACAGGACCCCACCCCAACCCGGGCCAGGTGCACGTTCGAGTGGCGCTGCCAGGACTGCACCGACTGCGGCACTGGCGAGAACATGGCCGACGTCCAGGCCAAGGCGCTCGTCCACCACGAGGCCATGCGTGCATTCACCCACCGCGTGCAGGTCTGCGGATGGAACGGATGGACGAGGCCATGAGCACGAGGCAGGACGTCGAGGACATGGGCCTGACCCGCGACCAGCTCCTCGAGCTGGCCCGGATCGCCCGCGCCGACGGCATCCGCGAGGCGTCCACCGCGAACAGCCTCTCCACCCCCGCCGCCGACGCGGTCGGGGCCAGGTACTGGCTCGTGCGCGTGGCCGAGCGGATGGAGGGCATGGAGCACCTGCGCCTCAACGCCGGCCTGTGGGCCGAGGACCCGCACGCCTGGGACAGGGCCGTGGGGCAGGTGGAGACCGCCCAGCGCCCCGTCGAGCGCGCGCAGGCCCTCGTGACCCAGCAGCGCCACAACACCTTCGACCCGAGCGTCCTCGCATGAAGGGTGAGCTGACCCAGCAGGAGCGGGACGCCATGTGCCGGTGCGGCATCTGCGGCACCTGGCGGTACACCCCCTCGATGGCACGCCAATGCGAGCGCCGCTGCGCCGAACTGGCCGGGCTGTGCACGCCGGGTGCCACAATTGCCAGTAGACAGGATGACGACTGTGAGTAGACGACAGCGGCGCACGTGCAGGCGCCGGCCATGGAGGAGGAAGCGATGAACAAGTCCGAGCAGGCTGAGTTGGCCGAGCGGGTGGGGGAGCGGGCCGACGAGTGGCACCTGACCGCCCGTGAGCACCTGCTGATGCGGCTGAACGCCCGGCTGCGGGGGCTCGACGTCGGCGACGCGTTCGCGGCCTGGCAGAACTTCCGCAAGTTCCACGCCCGCTGCGGCATCTGCAGGATCGGGGCCTGACGTGCCCGACTACCCCATCACCGTGACATCCCACGACCGGCGCATCTGGCGCATCAGGCGGCACCCTGGCTACTCGGACGAGATGATCGCCACCGTCATAGCTAACCGCGAGAACGGGAAGATCCACCTGTCCCAGAAGGACAAGGAGCAGGCGGTGTCGCCCGAGTTCGCCAAGGAGCTCGCCACCGCCCTCGACCAGGCCATCGCCTTCGTGAGCTCCAAGGCTCCCTCCCCCTACGAGGGGTACACGGTCTGATGGCGAAGTTCCCCCCGGCTGAGTGCCCGTACTGCGGCGACGAGATCGACGTGCCCATGGTCACGGCCGTGGACAGCCACTCTCAGGTGCGCGTGTACGCCAACGACGTCGAGTGGAACATGCACGTCCTGGTCCAGCACCCCGACAAGGAGCGCATCCCGCCCGCGTTCAGGAAGAAGAAGACGTGAGCCGGACCTGCCCGACCTGCAGTGGCCCCCTGCCTGACACGGGGGCCATCTGCACGTCCTGCACCGCCCTCCTCGCCCAGTCACTCGGCAGGGTGAAGTGGCTCCACGCCGAGCTGCTCGTCACCCTGACCCGGCAGGACCGGGTCGAGCACGCATCCTTCGGCGCCCCCGAGGTCGACCCCGTCTCCATGCCCTTCCACGGCTCGGCCTCCACCGCGATCACGTCGCTGGACCGGGTCCTGGCCAAGTGGTGCGCCGCGCTCGCGCAGACGGCCCCCGCCGGCGGGTCGATGCACGACGCGCCCCTGCGCGCCGAATGGCTCACGGCCCGACTGCGCTGGCTCCGCCGGCTCCCCGAGGCGCCCGTCGCGTTCGAGGAGCTCACCCGGGAGGTGGACCACGCCACCCGGGTCATCGACCGGCCCGCCGACCTGGCCTACGGCGGCCCCTGCGGCGCCCGCAACCCCGAGACGGGGGAGGAGTGCCCCGAGGTCATCTGGGCCCGCCCCGGCACCCGCCTCATCCAGTGCCGCCGCTGCGGCGCCATGTGGGACTTCCAGGCCCGCCGCACCAGCGCGCTCCGGGCCGCCGAAGACCGACTCGAATCACCCGAGACGATCGCCCGGGCCCTGACCTCGATGGGGATGCCCCTGACTTTCGACCGCATCCGGCAATGGCGCCGCCGCGGCCAGCTCGTCCCCGCAAGGGTGGACGACCGAGGCCGGGCACGGTACCGGCTCGGCGACGTGATGGACCTCTGGGCCCGGATGGAGAGACGGACATGACTGCACCGAAGAAGACCACGACCGCGAAGGCCGCCCCGAAGGACACCGGCCCCTCCGACGAGACCCGCCAGCTGGTCATCGCCCGCGACGGCGAGACGTGCCAGTGGTGCGGCAAGCCCATCCGGGACCACGGCTTCGGGTACTCGCTGCAGCACCGCGTCGCCCGCGGCATGGGCGGCACCAGCGACCCCGCGATCAACTCCCCGGCCAACCTCGTCCTCGTCGGCGGGTCCGGCACGACCGAGTGCCACGGCTGGATCGAGTCGCACCCGAACGACGCCCGCGAGCGCGGCTTCCGCGTCGACCGCGACACCGACCCCGCCGAGGTGCCACTGGTGCCCTGGAACGGCGTCGCCATCCACCTCGACCACGAGGGCGGCAAGGCATGAGTGAGACCGTCTTCCACTGTGCGTGCGCCAGCCTGGTGCACGCCCTCGACGCTGTCGGGGTCTCCCTCCTCAAGGAGGGCCTGACGCCGGCCATGTTCCGCATGAGCCCTCTCACGGCAAAGCGCCTCTGGGACGAGATCGGCGGCGAGTGCGGCAGATGGGTCGACTCGGCCCAGAGGGTCCCCGTGAGCATCGTCATCAGCCCGGGCGTCCCCGACGGGGACGTCATCGTCGTCACCGAGGAGGCCAAGGATGAACGGTGAGCACGAATGGAAGATCACCGAGGTCTCCATCGACGACCTGCTCCCGTACCCCGGCAACGCCCGCAAGGGCGACGTCGAGAGGATCAAGGAGTCCATCGAGGTCAACGGCTTCTACGCGCCCCTGGTGGTGCAGCGCTCGACCGGGCACGTGCTCGTCGGCAATCACAGGATGAAGGCCGCCCGGGAGCTCAAGTACGCCAAGCTCCCCGTGATCTACGTGGACGTGGACGACACGGCCGCGCGCAAGATCGTCCTGGCCGACAACCGCACCTCCGACGACGCCAGCTACGACACCGACCTGCTCCTCGAGCTCCTCACCGAGCTGCCCGACCTCGAGGGCACCGGCTACTCCCACGAGGACCTCGACGCCCTGGCCGGCATCGAGCAGCTCCCCGAGCCCGGCGACGCCGAGATCACCGACGGCGACCTCGACATCGCCTGGGGCGTCATCATCACGTGCACGAGCGAGAAGCAGCAAGCAGC